TAAAAACAGGTAACTTTAATGATGGTAAATTATCTCGCACCCGAAGGGAATTAGCATTCTATACTTATATGTTGGAGCATACTGAATATCCACGCCCAACCCACTTCCTTTACATTGCTCCCGATGCAACCAATGAGAAAATGTTGAATAAATTGTCAGGACAAAAGAAGAAGATTGTTGGCTTTGGTTTGGTTCAGGGTATGTATGTTCTTGAACCAATATCCCTAAGAACAATTAATTCTTTTATGAAAGCATACGAGAAAACAGTCACCGCTTTAAAAGAGCAAGTATTCCCTATTAAATGGAATGACTATTTTTGCACTCAATATTGTGATTATGTTGTTCAATGTGAACCTGAGACAATGGGGCTATGCGAAGACCCAACAAAGGAGGAATCCGAATGAATGCAGATGAATTAAAAAAGAAATCAGAAGAATTAGCGGAAATGGCTGAAAAGGCTAAGCGTCTTGAAAAGGCCTTAGAAAAGGCACAGGACGCTGAATATTATGTTGAGGTTGCGATTGATGTTATGAAAGAGTTTCTAAGTGAACCTCATGGTTGGGCTTCGGCTAATTGGGGAGATGCAGCAAGCGAGTTAGAGGCAATGTTAGAACAATTAGGAGAGCAATAAATATGCTTCCTAATAGGAACTCAAGAGTATTTTTTAATGTCTTAGGATATATTGATATACCCCAACCCACACCCACTGGATATGCCTCAAATAGCAGTATGTGCCAATGCCCAATGTGCAAGTGTGAACTTAGAACAAGATGTAGTAGTTATAGCATTAGGTCAAGAAGGAAAGAAACCGAAGGAAATAGTTTTAGTAAGGTGTGTTGATTGTGGCTGTGAATCATATGAAGATACCATTTCCTCGTGAAATAGGTCTAAAGCGTAGAGTTTGTAATAACCAACAAGAGTTTAAAGAATATGTGCGAAGACTTTTAGGTAAATCTTCATGTTATACTTCCCTTTACGCTTTTACCAATAGAGATAAAGACCGACACTGGAAGATGGATTATACAAGTGCTACAATAGATAAAGCATGGTGGGATTTTGACAGTGGAGAAAAAGGAACGATTGAATCTGTCAAGGCTGATGTTTCTAAACTCATCAGGCGGTTATCCGGAGATGTATCAGTTGTTGCGACGGGTCGTGGATTTCATGTATATCAATTCTTCAACCGTTCAGTCACTGGGTATGAGTGGAGAAATCACCTCAACCGATACCAAAGACTAATGGCTAAAGATTTAGTTACCCTTGACGGCGTAGGTTTGCCAGAGAAACTTGTTCGCATTCCTAATACATACAATCCCACACGAGGCCGTTGGTCTGTGTGTATTGATGCAGACGATTTTGCTCAAAACCCTGATACATTTAACATACCAAACCAACCAGACCCGCATTCATTTTCAATATGTCCTTTTCTGGGTGTCAGAACCGACGCAGAACGCTTTGATTTTGTCCTTTGGTCGCATGATAACCCCGAACCACAAAGGGGCGCAGAATTGCACCAGAACGGCAATCTTATTATGGCGGTTGATACTTCGGAGGGATTGGGAGATATTCCTATCCCGCCCTGTATTGCGTCGGCGACTGAAAGAGAGAACCCAAATCACTATTCACGCATAGCACTTGTTCAACACCTTTCCGAAGAAATGAGATGGTTTGCCGACCCTTGCTCGCTTAATGAGCAACAATGGGTGGATATTGGAGACGCTATACTGAAATACATTATCTCTTTAAATTGGCGTGATTTTAATATAGCAAAAAGCAAACAAGGTATTCGTTCAAATATGAAATACAAACAAAGCCCAACCTGCAAAGCATTAGAATCAAGGGGAATGTGTGCCGCTAAATGTTGGAGATACGACGGAACATTCTAAGTAAAGATTTATAGAAGCCATAGGGAATACAGGGCTTCATGGGAATTACATCTAAGGATGGTGAAATACAGAATAGTATCATATGGGAGTGCTTAGACTGTTGCACTCAGTGGGCAGAAATAAGGGCTACACAGTGTGTAACTTGTAATAGTTTTTTACTTGCAATAGTTTGTGACACAAGAGACCAATTCTATTTATTAAACCATCCTGAAGCAATATGTTAAAAGGGAACTTGGATTGATAGCATCTGTGCTATTCGTTGATGACAGAGAAAATCCTAAAGTTTCTAACCAAGTTTTAATGGCTCTCGGCGATAATAGTTTAAATGAATCAGGCCAAGCAAGGCTTGAACGGTTGCCTGTTGGAGATTACACTATTCCAGATATGGGATGGGGTATGGAAGCAAAAGAAATTAATGACTTATATAATAGTATCATGGGTCATGGTCGCTCGAGAACGGTTCATGCACAATTGGTTGATTTAGCAGATAATTTTGATGTTGCATTTTTAGTAGTCTATGGCACTCAACTCAAACCTTTTGTTCGAGGTCGTAAGCCCACTCGTAAAGAAATAGCAATCCAAATACAAAGAATGGAGTTAACAATTAAAAAGTTTAAAGAAACACTTCATATTCGTCACCCTAAGATAAAGTTTATGCAAGTTGATACTATGAAAGACTTCGTTGAGTGGGTTAAAACTAATTATACTCAGATGATTATTCAAGGTAAGCGTAATAATAACCCATTCTTAAGCGGTGGTGTTATGGCTGAAACTGACCCACGAGTTAGAATGTTATGTGGAGTTCAGGGCGTTACGCCCAAGATTGCTCGTGATTTGCTGGAAAGGCACAATTCCCTCTCGAAAATACTCGATAAAAAAATGACACAGAAAGAGTTAATGAAAACAAATGGTGTGACACGCCAAAGGGCTCGATTATTAAAAGCAGCATCAAACCTTTGGTTAGAAGAATAATGCCTACCGAGTTCTCTTTTTTCTTATTTTTCTATATAGAGTAACTAAACCTAAACCGAAAAAATAATAAAATAGAAGTTCTGCAACAATAAGCATTATCATTATATAACTGGGAAAACAAAAATCATTTGAGATGCCACCACTTAATTGTGATAGACAAATAGTCTCATAGATTTCTAATACCCCCACTTTTAAATCCTAAGAATCTATATGAATCAGAACGACCTGCGCCTGCAGAACGAACAAACTTAATATCCATTTCATGTAACACAACTGAAGTATATCGGGCATTATCTGTTCCGGTATTGGCTTGTCTTTTGATAGTCGCCTTAATTGTATTACCTACTACATCTGCACCATCAAGTTCTGTTGTCATTAGTGTTTGGGTATTATTTTGACTATTATTAAAGACCGGAATACTTATTGAATTGCTACTTCCTGTTTCAACACACTCAAGGGTTATACTCAAAAGTGCAGATTCGGTTGCTTCACCTCCACAACTTACAATACCGGATAACACTACCTTCCTCCCCATAACATCAGACGGAACACTTACACTTAAACTGTGTTGGTGGTTTGCCCCAACAGATGTAGGCTCAGAAGATGTAATTCCTGGCAAAACTGCGCCTTCCTTACTAAAAATTGCACCCTTTCTTTTATCCCATACAGCACCTACACCTTCAAGACCCTTTAGCATTTGTGGGGTAGCACCAGTTTTCTTTGAACCTAAGATACTAAAGTCACCATCTTGTAATCCAAATTGATTGTGCATATCCATATTACCCTTAATCCTCTTCATTAAGTCTGGCGTTGTATTATTAACTCCGACTGTTTGATTAGAAAAATGTTGCCCACTAATTCCTTCAGAACCCCCTCCAATACCCACACCTTCAAAGTTTCTTGGTAATCCCCAGCCTGGATTTGCTTCGCCACCTTCAGTATCTCCGACTTTACCATTCCCATTAGGAGGCCAAACAAGAGGTGGTGCGTAACCATCACCTCCACCGCTATTTCCTCCTCCACCGCCGACTCCACCTTGTCCGGTATCGGCTGTTCCTGGAGTTCTTCCTTTACTTACCTCAGGTAATAGGTATGAAGCAAGTCCACCAAGTGACTTTGACTCATCACGCTCAAGAGTTAATACTACCTTATCAACATCTTGCGTCTTGGCTGTCCACTGCACCGCCTTTACCGAAAATGCAGTTGCGGTGCTAATACCTACACTTGCATCGGTATAAGTTATTTTGGTGGATGGGTAAAAGTTAATATCATCAACCACACTAATTCTTGGAGCGTGGTAAATCGGTGCATCTTGTGCTGTTGATATTCCAGCCATAGTCCTATATCCTAATGGGAATGGGGAATAAGCTCTAACTTCACCACCACCATTGGTTGTGTTCATACCAGATATATCATGTGCATTTGCATAATACCAACCGGAACTTGGATTACCATTTCTTTGTCTTAATAAAGCTCGTAAATAATCACTATTTAGTGAGACGACTATTCTTTCTGCACCGGTTTGTCCTGTCCAATAGGTTGCGGGGATTGCTATTTCATGGAAGCCGTTATGCCTAAACTTCAAAGTAGTTTTTGAGAATATATTGTCGTTAATAACTGTTCCGTCACCAGATGTAGTATATGTTGTATTCGGGTCATAGATGACTAAGTAATACTCTACATCGTCAATTGCTACAGATGAATTGTATGAATCAGCAAGTATGATACCTATTCTCAATTGTTGGTCGGTTGCAGAATCAGATGATTTAGGCATCCCCTTTGGTATGTGAACAATTTGAACTGCCTCGCTAATTGAATTACAACCAACCCATGTGTAAGAATCTTCTGGGTCAAGGTCTCCTGTATTCGGTGAACCCATCATACCACCGCCGCCACCATTAGCATAGGTATAAGCATTACCAGCACCGGTATATGTTACATTGCCATCAAGAGCATTTGTCATGCCCGATTGTAAAGAGCCATTAAACCATGAAGACCAACCTAAAGCAGTTCCTGTTCCATATCTTATTGCTTGCACTGTTCTATATGCTGGGTCAAGGATATAACCATAACGAGCATTGTATAACATTTGATTTGTTTCGCTTAACTGTTGCACTACCTCACAAGTAATTGAAAACGAAGATTCTTTAGATTTATCATATGTTGATTTTGCTATTGCCATAGCCTCGTTATTTGAACGAACACTTGGTAAATCAATAGTTTTCCAGCGAGTTTCCCCACCTGTAACCGCACTTGGGTAATCAACAAAGGATGCACCAGAATTGTAATATACACGCACATTTGACACCGCTGCCGTTGGACTACCTGTTATGTCGGAAAGACGCAAATTATCCCTCGTAAAGATAAATCCTGATGAATATGCTGGGCGAATGTCCAGCATCCCATCCCTACCCGTTGTATATGTGAAAATTGTTGTAGTATCATTCTCACCAAGTCTTGTTGCATTACTTGCTTCACTAATTATACCTAAAATAGTTTTTCCTCGTGCATCAAGAACATTACCGTAGTTATCCCAATCTTGTGTTGAACCGGATGATAAGTCATATTTCTTTGTTGAGGCAGAAACGGCAAGTTGAGTATTTGTCATTCTTTCAGTTATTGGCATATTATTAAGCCCAAAGTTAATCGGCATTGTAAATTGAGATAAATGTGTATCGGAAGATGCTAATACAGAAATGGCTCTAAGTTTATCACTAAGGCTATGTGTATTACTATTTTTTGATTCAACAAATCCTTTAACAACCATCATAAATCTTAGGGATAGTGGGGCGGCTAAACCTGAATAAAATACTATCTTATCATATCCGTCAGTAATATTCAAAATGGAGTTGTTATAGCGAATAGGTTGTGGGCTACCGAATGCAGATACACCTGCTTGTGTGTAAGTTCTCCATAGACTAACCATATCATTTCTAATTTGTTCAGTTGTATATAGTGTTTCGTCTATCTCAATAATAGATACATTGCTCAAAACATTTGTTGAAGTATTATTCCCATTCCAGAAATAAAACATTAGGTTTCTTTCTAACCCATTAGTGGCTGCCGATTCTCTTTCTAATTCAAGCATACCAAAACCTTCATTAGGGAACTCGGCGGTAGTTTCAAGTGTAACACTTGTAGCACCTGAGACAATATTGTTATATGGGGATGAGCCACTATTCGCTGCAAGATTAGAACCGGCACTAAAGTAATGATACCAATTGGGGTGGTCGTCAATAGCAGCCCCAGTTGTTTTTGGTGACGCAGTTGCCTCTTGCCAATAATCATCAATCAATGCTGGGTGACCTTCGGTATCAACAACAAGGTCTCCGAGTGATTTTCTTCCACCCGTTAATTGTCCAGACTTTCCACCGTTGACTTCGGTATTTAAATTGAAAAACTTAGAAAAATCAAATATTAAAAATGCACCGGCTTTATCTTCCCAATTCCTAAATTGGGTATGCACTGAAGAATCCGAACCTAATGAAGACCATGAATTACCAGTAAATGGTTCTGTTTCAGAATCAACTTCCCATATATCACAATCTAATCCTACGGATAAGTCAACAAAGTTTGAAGATTGCCCATCAATATCAGTTTGGTCAGTATAATGAAGGGATACTCCATAGTTATCTGGTGTTGGGTAAGTTAAACCAAACTTGTTTTTACGCAAACCACCGCAAGCATCTGCCTCACCGTTATTTCTCATGTCAGCCCATAAAACCCATATGTGCTTAAAGTCGTCACTTATATCCAATATATTTATAGTCGCCCCGACTAAGTGAGGCATGGTGATAAACTTACAACCATTCAATACAATTTTTCCAGGAGAACTGCCGGCTGCACCTGAAAAACAAAAAATATCTGCTTTACCGGTTGGATAAATTATTTCCGCTACACCACTTGCTTCAGCGGCTGCGATAATAACATTTTTGGCGGAGGTGCTGGCGTATGTAATACTTGTAATAACTGATGCAGCTGCAGGTGCAATATTATTTGTATGTATTGTTGAAGCATAAAGAGGGTCTTTTTTAATGCGACCAAACATCTTCTTAAACCAAAGTGATTTAGGCAAGTCACGCATCCATACTGCATGAGCAACCCTGTTTTCAACCTGATTCCAAGGGGTAGTATTATTAAATACTGAAGACGCATCAGCAGTATGCAAATCAACATAACCAGTATCCCAATATGCCTTCCAATCATCACCAAGTGTTAGATAGCCGGTATGAGTGGCAGTGCTATTTACAACAGACCAAGCCATATCAGTAAAAATTGTATAAGTTGTCACACCATTATTTAGTGTTGTTCCAACACTCATTATTTTGTAAGCGTAATTGTCAATGTTTGCTGATAAACCATTAGTTTTTGATGTTAAAAATGTTATATTGGTAAATGATAAATCATTAGATATTACAGAAAAACTTCCACTATCAAGAATTGCTGCCACATATGAAGTTCCAGCAGCATTTGCGTATCTATAAACATCTGATACGGTTGCGGTATGTGTTGGTGGAGTTTGTGTGGTGACAATCAGATTCCCTATACTATGAACTGCTTCTTGTGTGATTGCTCTATTAGTCACATCGTTGCTTGCACTACCAAAAACATTTATCGTATCATCAATTTCCAAATCGGGAGAGGTAAAGTAGTATGCCGTTTTAGCAGTGGAGATTGCATATGTTCCATCCCCATTATCGTCACTTTTAATAGGTGCTATGACTCTACACCTTTTACCAAGCCATTCATTCTCGATATTATTTGGGCCAAGTACATCTTCATTATTATACATCTGAATTGGGTGTGCAGTATTTAGTGTGGTTCTTTGGTCTTTTTGTTCTCGATAAGTTAGTAGTGATGTTGAGTCATACTCAAACCCAATGCTGTCATCACATACTTTAAGAACAGCCGAACCAAAAAATAATGAAGTATTTAGGTGCTCAGCATCACTTCTTCTTCCAACGGATTTATCAATATCTGATGTAAAAGTGAGTTGCCCCATATCCCAAGATGGAAGTTGTCTATCTAATAATTTTGCAGGGTCACTCATTCTTAATGTGATTACTCTTTTATCAGTTTTAACATATTGTTTTACGCTAACATCATCAAGGTTTCGAGTAATTATTGGTCGGTTATCTCCATTCCTAAAAAGTAAGAAAAGGTATTCGGCATTACTCCCACCGGTTATTAAGGGATAAATATTTAAATTATTCATATCGTCAATTAACTGAACTGTTGTAGTGGAAGTTCCATTGGCAGTCATACTCATATTAACTTCCTCTATCATAGGGTCTCCTGGATGACCCGACGGATAATCTGTATGTCCTGTTGCGATAGCGGGGTTGCCACCGCCCGCTGATGCAGTTTTACCGATATGGTTTGTAATGTTCTTTCCAAATGATACTCGGTCAATACAAATTAATTGCTGCCATCCTTGCGTATTTCCTGACCATTCACCATCGGCATAATCAACAGGAACACCTGATAGATTCCAACCATAAAAGTCTGATGGAGACCAATTACCACCACTCGGTTTAGTGCCAAATGAAGTAGGGTTGCCAGAAACAACACCATTTATAAAGAGTTGGTATGATTGATTAGTAAAATCACATTCAATATCAACATCAGCCCAAAGAGCTGCACCATATTCTTCAAAGTTTTCACTCGCTTGGTCATTTCCTGGAACTGGTGCAACCATAACATATTCTGCCGGAACAGCATTTATTTTAAAGTGAGCACCACTCATAGGTTGAATTAAGTCAGAATATTGTTTTTGAATTGTTATTGCTGGTGTGCTTACTGCACCACTTGAGGTTATCTTTACACCGGTTACTCCAAATGTTGATACTGAATTATCAAAACCAACTTGTAATTTAAATTGAGGTTCTTTTGCATCATGAGTATCTGGAGCTCCACCATAACTTGCTCCACCGCCAACGAATGCTTGTCTTGCTACACGAATATGAAATCGGTCTTTATCCCCGAGTGCATTTAGCGTTCCCTCATATTGCATTAGTAATTGTGCGCCAAGTGACGAAAATGTATTTGACCCATTCCTCCACCACTTTGTATCGAGAACCATAAATGGCTTCCCACCAAGTGATTGAATGGTTGTGCCAATACCAAGACGCTTAGTTAAATGGCTCACATTATCATTCATTGATTGCCATTGTAAAAGTCCGGTCATATAGGAATGTCTTCTTATTCCTGTTTGTGCTAATGAAAGGTGGGATAGTGCATCCCAATGCTTATTAGCCCCACTATCTTGTGTTGCCGTATAGTCTTTCATATCCTTTCTTCCTTCCGAACCGTCATCATCACAAATATACCAATACTTTGCTCCGGTTCTGCGTGGGTTATTTGTCCACATATAACCATCTGTTGTTACACCAGCACCGGTAACTCCTGTATTGGAACGGTTTTGGTGATAAAATGATTGTGGGTTGCGTGATGTGGCTTTTCCTTCCCACCCCTGACCCTTATTTAATCTGGTAATATCAAGTGTAATATATTCATGTAAGCCAGCATTTGATAGTAAGCCTGTATTAGAACGGATTCCAGACCAAGTTGTAACGGGGAATGCTGCGGATAATGCAGATGAACCGGCATTTAAAAGTTTATCAGATTGTCTTTCAATTACCGAGTATCGGTAGTGGGGATTTAAAGGGGCTTCGCCGTTACAAGTGTTACCATGATGAGTAAGTGTATGGTCTGAATATTCATCATCTGGGTTATTTTTGTCGTCAACAATACATTTTGTTCCGATGAAATCATCGTAATATCCTGCTAACCATGCTACATACTTATCGTCTAATAATCTTGTCACTACTCTCACCTCTATGCTGCTCTCAATGGCACACCTTGCTCTATTAACTGTCGGGTCACATTGCTACTAATCTCACTTATTGCTTCATCCATTGTCAAGCCAAAGAAGTTATTTGTCATCAATAACTCAACATTAGAATACAAGTTTTCAACACCTTTATTTACGACTTGCTTCATCATTTCACCGCTCATGTATTGAGAACGACCACCGAAAAATAATTCTTCTCGTGCGTTGGCGAAAGAGCGCATTTTTTCTTCGGCTTCGGTAAATCCATCACCTATACCTTCACCGGCTTCAAGTATTCTTGGATTCATATACTCAAAATCTTTTCCAGCTGCAATCGCTCCTTGACCAATGCTTATAAGATGAGTTATTGCCTCTTGAGTTAGGTCGGTAATTGCTATGCTACCATCAGCAATACCAGCAACAACATCATCTATTCCTTCTTCCATATCACCGAAAATTGGGTCATAACTTTCTGTGACCCATAGCTCCTGCCCCTTTGAACCAATTACCTGCTTTTTTACTTGTCGCTCAAGTTCTTTTACCCACCCTTTCTTAAAGTCAACTGCTTGCATTTCTCCTAAATCACCAGCATTAATATGTTTAGCCAAGGTTTCAATTCCACCCTGAGTATACATGGATTCCTCAGATAAAGCCAGTCCAGTCATAACAATCTTATTTTGTCTTAGTGCTTCGTTATATGTCGTAAGTTCATTTATATTGTTTTGCCAATGGTGAAACATAGGGTCATCTTGAGCATATAGGTCTCGATGCGATTCGTATTCTGCTAATAGTGTATTTGAGTATGCTAAGTGGTCGTTCATTTGGGCAAGATTCATATTAGTTAAGTCAACTTCTGTTCCGAACTTATCTGCTAATGCTGCCGGAACTGCAAATACTTTTGCACTCTCTTCTGTTAATTCACCTAATAAATCGCTTGTCATTCTTAAACTATCATTCATACCATCAACAACATCAGTCGCTTTGGTTGCATCAGCTGAAAAGTGTTCAACAGCCATAGCAATTCCCATTACCACTAAAGTTATCGCTAATAGTGGAAGACAAGCTGTGACGAAACCTATCATAGCAATTTTTGCTCTTGAGGTTGCTGCAGCAAGACCGTCAAAAGAAAAAGCGGCTACAGTATTTGTTGTAGCCACAGTTTGCCCTGAAACTGCTGTTGTCAACATTTGTTGAGACATAGCAGCCATCTGGATAGTAGCGGGAATCATAGATAGGGTCATAAGAATAATTTGCACCCTTGCAGACTTTTCTTCATCCATACCAAGAACACCACCGAAAACACCCATAGCGATAGATGCCATACCTGCGGCCATGCTTACTTGTCCTAACCTACCAGTCATCCTTGACATAGCAGCATCTGTGCTTTTCATACCAAAGAGATTTCTTCTCGTAGCCATAGCCTGCTCGGTTTGTTGCATTAAGGCAGAATCCCTTACCAGCTCAAGGTTATTTTCTGCAAGCGTAAGGGCGACTAAATCATTTATTTCTTGTTCGTGTAAAAGGTGCATCTCATCACGCAAAATACCTAACTGAATCATTTGATTGATTTTTTCAGTATCCATAGCATTAATTCTATCTTTGGCAGCAGCCTCACCCTCTAAAACAAGTCTTGCCTGTGCGTCTTGCTCAAGTAATCTTTGGCCTAATGTTAATTCTTTGACTTTGGTTGAAATCTCTTCTTGTTGCATACCACTTAGCAAACCTGCTGCAGCCACTTTCGCTTTGAGCCTCTCCCTCTCGACTTCTTCAACGAACTCGTTGAGTAATGCTTCTTCTCGTAATCTTACTAAAGTTTTTCGCCCTTGTCTTTCCCGATAGTTACCTACTGCCTGTTGTGCTGTGTTGTGTTGCTTCTGTTTCTGTGTGTAGGCTTCAAATGTCGCCATTTCTGCTTGTGCTAAAGCATTAGCAATTTCAGTTCTTCTCATTAGGATGGTCAAGCCATTTAACTCCACACGATTCACTTCTTGCGCCCCTATAAGTTTCATTCTTTGCGTTCCAGTTAATCGCTCGGCTAATGCTGCTTCCGCTCGTGATTTATTTAATTTTGAGTTAATAATGTCCTCTTCAGTTCGGTGCATATATAATAATTCAGTTCTAAGTGCTTTGTCTCTTTCTAATAGTGATAATGCCTCAATTTCATGGCCTGCTATCCTTAGTTTCATTTCCTCTTGTTGTTTGTATTTCATTGTTATTGCTTGGGTTAAGTGCATATGGTTTTCCATAATTTCGGTTCGAGCAATCTCAGTTAATATACCGAGATTTGTTATTTTAGCATACTCGCCTGCACTTTTTAATGTGACCCCACTGAATATTCCTTGCTTCCTATATTCATCGGTTCTCATAATTTCTTCGCCGTTGATAGCCCGTAAAACTGTTCTATGGGTTTCCATAGAGATATTAACGGATTTCATCTGCATATACATTTGCATAGTGCTACCCATTATAGTCATCCACTGTTGCATCTCTAATACGAATGTTGACATACCTTTGAATACAGCACTATCACCAAATGATGCAAGACCCTTTGTGAACTTGGTTTGAACATTGGTTGCAGCTGTCATAGATGGAAGAAGTTTTTGTCCTAAAATTGCTTGGTAGTGTCCTAACTCGGCTTGTGCCTCTTTATATGCTGTTGAGTTATCATCAAGAACACGATTCAATTCTTCAGTCGCTGAAGATTGGTCGTCAATTGCCATTTTAGCAAGTTCGGACATACGGTTATGGTTCTGAATCAATTTAACGAATCTTACATAGTGGTCGTTTCCTGCAACCGTTTGAACGATGTTCTGTTGTTGTTCTGCGCTTAATTGATGCCATACCTCACCTAAGTCTTCAACGATAGCAGAAAGTGGTCTTAATGCACCCGTAGTCACATCATGAGTTGCTATACCATATTCTGCTAATAGGTCATTATTTTTCTGCATATTAGAACCGAGACGGCCATAAATCATACGCAAAGCCCTACCCGCCTTACCCTGTTCTTCTCCGGCCTCAATTAGTGTTGCAGACATAGCGGCCATATATGCTATTGATTCACCGGTTCTGTGTGCCTGTGATGCGAATTGATTCATAACGAAAGTCAATTGCTTCATGTTGGAAGCGGAATTGTTTTCAACGGTATTTAATTGGTCGAGAACTTCAATGGTATTAGCATAAACAGTATTTTGTTGATTTTGGGCATCCAAGTGTTTAAATTGTACTTCAGTTAAATCACCATACATAAACTTGGTTTGTTGTTGCAAGTTAATCATACGGGTCATGGCTTGTTCAGTTCCCATACCGGAAATCAAAGCAAATGTTTGACCGAGCTTTGTTGCAGTCTCAACAGCCGCTTCACCAATCACCCCTGTTAATTGTGCCATCTTAGCACCAGCGGCGAGGGATTCTTCTGCGGTAAAACCAAAGGCTGCGCCTGTATCTATAATTCCTTCGGCAAGTGCCTTATTTTCTCCGGCAAACTTCTCGAACTCAATAGTGGCTGCAGAAAGAGCCATCGCTAATGGTGTAACTGATGAAGTTAATGCGGTGATTTGCTCACCTATACCGGCGATAGAGTCAAACATTTGACTCATAGAATCAAGGACAACAGCCTCAACAATAAGCATTTGCGCTTTAGAATCCGCTATCATACGGGAAGCATTGAATGTTCCGACTACATCAAAAAATACTCGAGGTGCGCCGGTCATTGCCATGTATCATCCCTCCTATATCAACCTAACTTACCAAGCATATTTACGGCTTCGTCTTCACTAATTGCTTGTGAAGTCGCTTGTTGTCTTGCTTGCTTTCTGCGAGACATCATACCTTTTATTCCTCCAGGTTTGGAAGATTTTGATTTTGAGGATTGGTCGGCTATTTGAGAAGAAATCTCCATTGCTATTTCAATATCGAGATTCATTCTATGTTGTCCTCCTTCACCATGATACTTCTCGTATAGGTCGGAGGGGAGTATTCCCTTGAATGCACTTGCGAGAAGAGGTGCTATTCTTGGGAAGACCCCAAAGGGATTGCACCTTCTGGGTCGTCGCCTCTGACAAATAGGAGTATGTTTCTCATTTCTTCTGATGTTAAACTATTAATGTCAAAATCTTCATCAACAATACAAGGGGGAATCCATGACTTCATTTGGTCTTCCAATGAACCACCGGCTGCCTCAATGATACCCATAAAGGTTTCATTTTGTTCATCATCCCATTCGGTAGGGTCGCCAAAGTCTTTACACTTACGAACCGCTCTCGCTTGAATGCTTTCAATTTTAATCTTTTCAAGACCAGATGCTTGGCGAACCCAAACTGTTGACCCGTCGCTTAATTCAATTTCCTTTTTTAGTATTGGCACTTTTCTTCACACTCTTCTTTACTTTACTTTTCTTTACTGGAGGGATTACATCATAATCCCCATCTATGTTGAGACGGTATATTGTTCCGTCTGCTTCAGTCCATTCTATTAATGTCATCTAACCACCTCAAAGTGTGGTGATGTATGAAACATATACTTCGGCAACGCCACCTGTTAAAGCCGCTGTAGCAATAGTCCAAAGGACACTTACTGGTGCTGCTCCCACATAGGGGTTAGTGGCTGTTACAGTCCACTTTGCTGTTGCTTGAACGAGATTTGCATTATCAAATGCTGTTGCTCCATGAAATGCTGCAGCAACACCGGTATAACCAATTGCTACTGTTGCTGAACCATCAGATGCTAAAGGAGGAAGGGCATTAACGAATGTGCTCAAAACAACCGCTCCAGCAGGAAGGGTTTGTGCTGTGCCATCGGCTGCAGTTAAAGTTTTTGCTCCGGTTGTTAAAGAAGTTCCTGCATAGAAAAACTTCATAACTCTAACATTGCGAGAATCAAGTTTGGCTTCTGTAATTGCTGCATCTGCAATATCGGCAGTGCCTACGCCACCTGCTACAATATGTTCTGACTTTATTATTCCGTTTAGGTATCTGTTAAATGTTGGCATTTCAATTCCCCTTATCTGTCCTTACTTACCGTTGAGTATATGAATGTTTGCTAATCACTGGTCTTCCCATACGATATAAGCTGTGACTAAATTACTTGTTCTGTTACGGACAATTTTTATGTCAATAATTTTATCTCCGTTTGCGAATGTGGAGCCTCGCAAAGCAGTTTGGATGGTTGCATCAATCGTTCCCAAATCACCAGATAACTCAGTTATTGTGAGTTTGGACTTATCGGTTATGGTGTGTGACATTTAATCACCTCAAACTGTTGCTGTAGCATTGATGAATACACAATCAGCCATAGCCTTCTTTGTTTCATCATAAAGTGCTGTGAAACTCAAAGACATAGTTTGTGTGTCACGACCCGATACATTGCTTGATGGTGATTCCCATTGAACATTGTATAGTTTAATTGTGATAGTGTGTGCAGATGTTGCGGTAAATACAAGGGTGATTGCTGGATTGCTGCTTCCAGGTTGATAAACACTGCCTGAACCACCAGCTTGAATGCTGGTATAGATTGGCTCATTAAGACTTGTTGCGTGAATTGGTGCAATAAACTCAATACTTCCTGTAATTTCACGAAGTTGTGGAGGTGCTTCCCTTACGCAGGTATCGCTACCAAGCGCAAATGCTGCATCAACATCTCGATTTAAATTGAACTCAATATCAACAGACTTTACTTGTGTTGAAACTGCAGAGTTTTTGAATGCGACTGTAGCGGATTGGAAGTGAACTGGCTCTCCAGCATCAGGCACTGTTGCACCTGATTCTGCAGCAATTGCTGCTGGTGATGTAACCGAATCTTCACCTTCTGCTTTACCAACGAAGTCTGCTGATAGCATAACATATTCTCCAACAGACCCTTTGATAGATAGGCGATTTAGACTCATTGATGAATACGAGTGTTCCTTCTCATCACGCATAATAATAAATTGATAGACTGGGAAAAGGTTTGCAGTTGCTCTTCCTGCATCGTGGTTAATTTCAGTCATAGTGTGGGTATATGGGTCTCCACTTCCACTGTTAGCAACAGTTGAAAAGACCCCTTTGAATAATGCAGCACAAAAAGCTGAATCATCCAAAGCCATGTTTATTCCACCATCGGAATATCTCTTTCCTGTGGTTGTTTTAGATGCGCCGTAGCGAGTCATATCTGCACGAGTGCTTATATCAAAAGAAGTATTGAAAGACTCATCATCAATTAATCCATATAATTGTCCAGCAGTGCCGACTGTTCCAAAGCTTGTTTGAAGGCGCAAGAGTGCGCCCCGATTTCCTGTTCCTATTGCATACGCCATAAATAACAACCCTATTAATGTCTCCTATTAGTGGAAGAGTATATGAACTCATCTCCTTTGCAAGTGAATCCTTCTCATTGTATCAAAGTTAAGTTGATGCACACACACAGTTTCATCCTCATCCATTTTAGTATCAAGGGATAAACTATACGAAGTAATAGCGTCTGTATTAAAATCAAGACCGAGATTTATCATAATTTCATCAAAAACATCTGCGGCAATATCTAAACATAATCTATAAGCGTTCTTGTAATTTGTTCCTCTTGTTAGTATGAATACCTGTATTTGTGAACGGGTTAATGCCCTATGTCCTCCGAGTGTATCGAGTTCACTTGATTCAACATTTTTCATAACTACATGAATAGATGGAGCTGCAATACGACTAATCATGCTTGAACTTATATCATAACCATATCGGATTGATGAGGTATCAACAAAACCTTTGATGTATGGCCTATCACAATTCTGCAATAATTCAACAACCTTTAATCCCGTTCTAATGATTGTATCATTGACAAATGGGCTCGGTGACATTTCATCGGGGGAATATGCACCGTCTGTTGTCGCATATAGAGCCAACCATTTTACAGAACCCGTAGTGTTGCCCCACTGAATAGACCTACTTGAACCTGATGCACCAGCCACCGTAATGTATGATGTTGCCGCATCGTCGTCTTCAATAATTTCAAAGAGATATAGTTTTGCTTCACCGCTTGAATCCATAGTTAATCTTAAAATTGTTGGTTCATTAATTAAATCTAAATCAGTAAATGTTGTTGTGGTAGCACCTACTAATTTTAATCCGGTTGCCCCATTTGCTTTTACACTTACAGTTTTTGTTCCATTATCAAGTTTCATTAAAATCTCATCGGTATCGGGGGCGGTATTGTATTGTATCAATGCCCACATTGAATAGGCCACCTTTCCTGCTGCCGGTGTATGTGTCATAGTTTGGTCTGTAACGACCCAATTACCACCCGAAGCACTACCACCACTACCTGATTTGCTCCACGCCGTTAATTCGTTGTGTGAAACCGTTGCTGGGTCATACCCATCGGTTCTAAGTTGCCAAAAGTTTGTTTTATCTGATATTGCCATATTTCTCCCTCACGCTCTTCCCTTTCTGTAGTGCATGGTATTAAACTTGTTCTTTAACCAATGCTTAATTCTTTCTTGAGTGCCTTCCTCAATATATTTTTGTCCATCTTCAACCCAATTCCATACAGGTCTTTTGCCATTTCCAATTCCAGGAAACATTAAAGGGGAATCTGCTTTTAATAATATGGGCATAAGTGAAAAGTTTGATGTGTGTTGCCAAGCACTTGTTGATTCAACCATTTGATTAGTATTTGTATGTAACTCAAAACCATAAGCCCAAGGTGCATGGGGTTTAGAGTATAATTTTGAAAATGACTTAATAGGGTCGCTTCCATGATACCCACCTGGCCCCTTACCTTCGGGTGCTGCGTATATTCTCCAACCACCACCACTACCTCGACTGCTTTGTAATTCTCTAACACTTAATGAATCTGCGATTATACCATATACTTTATTTTTGGTTGAGCTTTTAATATTTTTACCATCTGCTACAAGTCTTTGTTGTGCATCAATTGATGCTGCTTTTAAAATATTTTTAAACTCACGAGGGTATATTAATTTCATATCCAACATCATTCTTTTTAATTGAATATCACTAAAATTAACTTGAAACTGCATTCCCTCTTTACCACTGCTACCGACATTACCTCGATTATTCCAACCACCCTTACCACCGGAGCGGAAATCTGGCATACCCATTAGTTTAGCCTCCAGATTTGTTGATGGTCTAAGTATATATTATTGTATTCATCTAATGTCATTATATCAGAAACGGCATTGTAATTTGGCACATTGATATACCCAAGATTAGATACTACCTTTATAAGATGAACCATTTTAGATTGCTCGATAGGATTTAGTATTGTTATTTTAGGGATATTTTTTAAATGGTGAGCATTGTTCCTTTCATTCAATAGGTGGCTATGTAGCCCTTTGCTACGCCATTCTTTGTGAACATAGGTATTACCCACTAAAACATATCGGCGATTAGGGGATAGTAATGAACCGGTATAGGCAATCGTTTCATTGCCACATGATAATACCCAAAAAACCATTTCATCAAATATAGCAGGATAACCTTTGTCTGAGGCATGGGGTAATTTTGAGCCCCAAGCCTTTTCTAAATCTTCGTGCATAAGAATTAGATTTGTTGAGTATTTATGTAAAAGCATTAATCAACACTTCCCAAATGCGCTAATCGGCGGAGGTTATCAATTCCTCGCTGTCGTAACACATTCGAGCGCATTCCGCCTTTTTCAAAATCCATTCCTGCTTGAAATACCGCTTCATCCTCAAGATAATATGCTGCTGATATATCAGCACATATTTCTCTAAGAACATGAGCCATTTCACCTTCTTGAATTGTTACAGCCGTTAAATGGTCTGCGGAAACGCCAGTCACACCTGTTAGTGTATGTGTGGATTTACCAGTCCATGCAAATGAGTCACCATCAATGTTACCATTACCAGCACTTGAAAAAGCAGTGCCACTTGTTAAAACGACACTTGTTGCACCAGCGGCTATTACCCCATTTGCTGTTGTTTCTGCTATTTCTCGACTTGGTGTGATTCTGCCATATTGTAAAAACTCTTGGTCTATATCAATTGTGGCTCGACGAATTGCACTTGTTAATCTGGTTGATGCTCGAGTTCTTTGTGCTGAATCAAGAGCCAATCTTGAACCGGTATCAGATGTAGTGCAATAGTATGTCATTAAATCAACCCCGTTAAATCCAAACCCATACTTGCTGCCACAAACATAAGTAGTATCTTAACACTTGTATGTAGTTTGGCTATGCTTATCATCATTTCGGTCTGTGCGGAAGTCATTTTATCAATAATTTCATCATGTCTTTCAATCCGCTGTTCTAACGAATCAATACGAACAGTTGTGGCATTATTCTGTGCCATCTTCAATCATCTCTTTCGCATCTTCAGAAATGTCAGTAACTTCTTCAACAATATCAATAATATCATCTAAATCAATTTTACCATCTTTGTATTTAAGATATAACTTAGAACCTCTTTCAAGAATAAAAGCCCCAACAACAGCATACAGCACAAGTAATTCCACATTCATATTTTCACCTAATCTTTATATTCAACTGCCCTTACCATAGAGAACGGTATCACAGTGAAGTGTTGAGCCCTATCGCTCCTATAAAGTTTATACCCATAAGGGGTCTCTTCTATCAGTATATTCGCAAAACAACGCTCGGCGGGAACGAATACTATTTTTCCAGTTCTCTTTTCTAATTTCTTTTCCATTTATTTCACTCCATTATGCTATCAAACCAAAGGCTTGAAGAGCTGCTATTATTTCTGTTATTGCTTGTGCATTGAGGGGAGGTTGAGCACCTCCTCCTCCAGGTGGGGCTGCGATTGTTGCTTGTCTTGCTACACCTGCTTTAGCAACACCAAACTTTTGAACATTTACTATATCTGCTGTTATTTGGTAAATTGAAGATGAGGATGCTCCTTTAATTGTGCGATATACACCATCACTAATTTCCTCGAAGTTCCATGTTCCTCTAATTATTGGTTTTTCAATACATTGGATATTTGCCGATATTGTTGTTTCTTCTTCGGACACACCCAAAAGCATTGAACCAGATTGAATCTCAAGGGATGAACATTGTAAAGTTAAACCGGCGGGGATAGTAATAATATTCCCATTACCATTACCATTACCAATAACTAAATCTTCAAGTTTAGCAATAAAAGTAACTGCAGTGCCAAAATTAGTTACATCGTTTGTGCAAGGGATTGGGGCGGCGTTTTTCGCATCTAATGTTAATTTACAATTGCTAAAATCAAGAACAGAAATAGCACATCGTAAAGCAAGACCAGAACTAAGTCCTAAACCAGTTACATGAATATGTTTTTGGGCTGTTCCCAAAGCCACTTGGGTATTATCCCAAGTTGGGTTAGTCACCACAAATATACCAACTTGTAATCTTCCAAATGAGGCTTCTGCTACATGGGTTAATGCTGCGTCAATGTTAGCCGCATTCGGATTAACATTTGTGCTCCATTTACCACTGGTGAGGGTCATATTCCCTAAATCACCATCGGGAAGATATGCAGCTGCGCTTTGCCCATTAACCATATTCCATGTAGTAGTTTCTTTGCCTTGATTACCACCACCTTCAACATAGGTAAGGTCACCACCTACAATAAGGGGTTGATTATAAAATGGTGTGCCTGTTGGTTGCGTTCCTATTGATGTGAATGCCGTTCCTGCTTGTTTAAATTGCATTACTAATCCATGATAAAAAGAAATTGCTATAAATGTAGGTGTGGCGTGATTAAACTCAACATGGCGATTATATTCTTGTTTGATAATTAAATGGCCGAGCACTTGATGGTTTAGGCTACAAACTCCTACCGCTTCTTGTCTAAGATAATAATAATCGGCAGCACCTAACGCAGATGGTGGAGAGCCTGTTGCTAAATCATGCCAATTAGCAACATTGGCTGAATCTGTTGATGCAGCACCCACCCAAGTCAAGTTTGCCATTTAGAATCACTCGTATGGGCTTGTTTCTCGTAGTGAATTGCGAATAACATCTGATTCGGTAGTGCTGCTTGGTAATCGTGAGTTTGATGAATCAACAACAAATGCCGTTCCACCTTTACCTGAAACCATTTTTAATAAGTCATCACTTCTTTGTTTGAATGTTTTAAGTTGCACTTGAAATCTCTGGTCAACGGCCTTTTGGTCGTCTTGGGGATAAAAAGAGGCAACGGTATTAACGAGAACTAATAAACAATCCATACAAACCAATGCTTTAATTGCCGTTTCTTTTTGAGCCGCTGTTACTGCATTTGCTGAATCGTCAGCAAGGTATTCTGTGCTACGGGCGACTTTATTAACCTCTTCAGTTCGCATACTAATATATTCATCAATTGTTGCTCCATTTAAACCACGAGGTCTATTTAGTAAATCTCTAATATTATCATTAGTTACAGTCATTCATCTTCCTCCACTACAATAGACCCAAGAGGGGGTGCATCGGTTCTTCCAATGAAAACAAGTTTACCTGTTCGCATTAGTCTATGAGAAAATGAAGTGTTTGGCATCCAAAGAGTTGATTTGTGGGGGATATTGTCTCCAGCCCATTCAGGTAGTGCCTTTTGATGAAGACGACGGACAACCCAGCCTTTGCCAGGTCTCCAATCATTTAATCTTCGTTCAAGTTCAGCGACTGATGGATTACCGAATGTCGGAATCTCTAATTCATTCGCCTTTTTTAACAGATTTGCCTTTTTGCTTATTGCCATTATCTTCACTACTCTTCTTTGGCTTTGTTGGTGCGTCTTCTTGGAGTCTAACCCAAGCTCGCATATCTGGCCCGACACCTATAAGGCCTTCCGGCCATTCTTTAGGTTGGGCTTTATTATAGTCTGAACACAATTGTTTCAATCGTGTTAAATCTTGTCTTGCCAAGCGAATCACTCCGATACACAAAGAACGAAGTCACAAGGTGCTGTATCGGCTTGAATACCAATATGAGTAATTGCTGTTTGGCTATCGTCAAGCCTTGCACAAAAGACACCATTTGGGGCAATCTTAAGTGATGCTTCGTTATTACCTGAACCCGCACCGCTTCTAACTGAAAGTGTGACGAAGTTTGTTGCATCTCGATTCTCAAAATAAATACCATCAGCCTGTGCTACTCCGTAGTCAGCCAAAACATATTGCACTTCACCTGTATGAGTAATGTTACCTTCAATTTTAATTGAATCGCCGCTTGTAAAAGCTGCGGTCATTGATTCTGAGTAACCGCTTGCGCCGTCACCGGAAGCCTGTGTAAAGGATGCTGTTACTGTATTATTTCTTGCCATCTAAATCACCTCAAATACCGGTGATTTTCACGATTCGGTTATTTTTACCGGCAGCTGCTCCATCATCGGCTTGGTGTATTACCAATCCCATGTATGATGTTAATAGATAGTCAAATCCTACTCCAGGCATTCGAGTCAATTCAGTTTCTGTAACTCCAGGCCCATTGTATGTGAATAATTCAGCTGTTTCGCCTCCAGGAACCAAAAGAAGTCCTGTTGCGGAAAAGTCGCTGTCACGAGTATAGAATACATTTAGATTGATTTGACCGCCAAGACGCTCTGAAAGGGATTGAACAACATTTCCGTAAAGAGTTGTTGAGTTCATTGCAGACTTGTGGGTAGCAGGAAGAATCAAAGCGAGTGATTCATTACCAGAAACACGAGCATTAGCGAAGATTAAATCAACACCCTTTAGAATATCAAGTTCTGCATCTCCGTTTGAGCCTTTGAAACCAGTTCCGGTTGCAGCAAGTGTTTGTCCTGCTCCAGCCAATAGTTTGTCAAGAACATGAGCATCAATAACATCTGCACGACCTTTTGCGATTGCGAGTTGTTGCCTGTCCATGTTTTCCCATGATTCGCCACGAAGCTTTACAGTGTCAAGGAATGTTGTTCGGCCTTGACCCTTTTCGAGCTTAACGGTGTAAGACTTTGTTCCGACCTTTGTTGGGTCAACAACAGCTGCGTCGTCAATTGGATAACTGAAAGAACCTACTCCAGCAGTATACCACTTGTATTCGAGCCAAGGGACACTTCTAACACCAACGAGTGATGTTCCGATTGAAAGTCTTAAAGACTCTAATTGGATAAAGTCACGCATAACCTGTTGTATAACAGCGTCACCTGTGCCAAATGGCCCAGCTGTTGCGCTAATATTCAGTACTTCTTCTAATGATTTATTTGACATATTATTCATCTCCATTTTTAATTTCAAGCGGTGGCTGCTCCTGCAGTCATTACTGGAATAAGTTCGCCCTCAGTTAGAGTGGCACTGTTTGCTGTTGCCAAAAGAGCCGAGCCGGTTGCTTGGCCTTCACCGACATAGATTCCGAGAACCTTTGAGGAGTTTACTGTTGGGGAACAAAGACCAGATGCCTTTGCATAAACAAGGCATCCTGTAGTGTATGTCTTTGATGCTTCAGATTGAACCATTAGAACTCCGCCTAACGGGAAGTATGAAACTGTTGCACTTGCGGTTTCAAACACATGGTCTGGGTCTCGACTGGATTCGCCAGCAGAAATACCGATAGCAATATCAGTTGCACCTGAAACTTCAAGTTTGTTTGTTGTGCCATCCATAGTGAGGATTCTTCCTACACCGAGAATAGTCTCTGCGTCTTTCAATGTTGTGTTTCTTGGGTCTGTTCCTGAAAATGCTACCATATTTATTCACCTCTATTTGTTTGAAGGAAACCTTTTTCTTGGGCTTCCTCGAATGTGTATGCTTGACCGTCTCCGTTTATGGAGAAGTTACCAGAATTGTATGATGCGACAAGACTATTCCATACTCGAGCGTATAGTTTAGCATCGGTCTCTATCATTTCACCGTTTAGATAATTTGCGACTACTTCCATTGGTTCGGAAGATGCGACTATTTCGGACACCATGTTATCAGGTGCTGGGGTTGCTTCAGCCAATACCTTTTCAACAGGTGCTGGTCGGGATGCTTCCCATGATGCGATTAGACTTGTAATTGTTTCGGATGAAAGGTCTTCATGACCGTTTAATCCAAGGTCACTTGCTTTTTGAACAAGTTCGGTTCGTGCTTCTTCTGCAATTGCAGCCTCACGAGCGACATTTTCATTGATTGTTGCATTGGCCAGAACTAATTCAGCCTTAATGGCTTCGAGTTCCGCACTCATATTTTCGTTTTCCTCACTCATGACAATTTCCCCTTTCGGATAGTTCTCGTTAGCAGGGGAGTGGTATATGAACTCTTTCTGTGCCTCAACCTTCTCAACAACATTAATATCCGCCCTATCATATGCTGGCTTATGAACAATTGCTAAGTGGTCAAATGTAAAATCTGATTCAAAAGTCATACTTCCGTCTTCGGCTGTTGCTGTTGGTATTCCGTAGCCACCGATAGATACTCCATAGTCACCACGAGTCCAAAGACCGGATTCTAAGGCAGGGAATAATTCGGTTCGTCTTACTTCGGCAACATAGTGAACTTCGTATTTATCATCGTCAAAGTGTTTGATGTTTGCTTCAGTTATGATACCGACTACAGCATCCTCAACTCCACCATCCATGTTTCTGGTAAATCCAACTCCCAAATCTTGTACTGGGGGATGGTTTAGAGTTAAATCTGCGCCGACCATTTGTTTAATTAGTTTTTCTGCGCCAGCAAGACTAATTGCCCATTTATTCTTGTTATACCCTTCATGGAAGGCTATACCACTAATTCTAATAACAGAATCACCGCTTGCTTGCACTATGGCTACGGCTTCGGTAATTTGTGTGTCAAGAAAAATATATTGAACATCGTTACAACACTCATCTTCACAAGGTTCTTCTGAAGTAATTTTGTTTACTGGAGTTTTAGTCCACATTCTGCAAGACCAATAACCAGGAGTTGTTTTGTCTTTCTTTTCAGCGCAGTTATGACGGTCTCTAAATGCTTTGCGTCTTTTTGGGTCATCACGCTTAATTTCCATGTTGGGGTCGCCAAAGCGCACAATGACAACATTACCACTGGCGTTCTGCACATACACCCCAAACTTTTTCTTTTCTTTTGGAGTTCGGAAAGGTTTGTTAAGGGTAACTTTGCGACCTTTGTATTCTGCCGCAGAAAAAGGCTCTTCTCCAGCCTCCATAGTAATGTAATCTTCTTCCTGCATAATCACTTTGATATATGGGGGGTTATCTAAACCTATTGTTTAAAAAGTTTTGTTGTATTCTTCAGAAGAATAGTAATTATTGTCGTGAACCCACCATATTTGGAGACATAATCTCAATCCGGTTGTTGGTTTAGTCAGGTTTTCAATGTGAACAAACTTGTTATCTCCCTGTTCAGCTGTTATGTTATACTTAGGCATACCATAATAGATACTTGTTCCATTGTTGTCTTTCAAATATATATCAACTTCAATTTGTTTAGTTTCACCACAACTCCAATCAGCATCCCATGACACCTGTAATGAAATAGTCTCGTTGGTTTCGTTAAACCAACTCTCGGTTACACTATAAAAGAATGCAGACCCGTTGCACTGTGGTTCAGGAGGATAGGAACAGGAGCCATCATCTTGTTCGGCCTCCGAGTCATAGTTTTCGGCATCTGGGTCAGTGCATCCCTCAATCGGTTCTGGCTCTGGTTCAGGCTCTGGTTGTGGCTCAGGCTCTGGTTCAGGCTGTGGTTCAGGTTCAGGTTCTGGCTCATCCCAATAGCATGACCCATCCTCCCATGAAGCGTAGTCGTCGTAGTTATCGGCATCGGGATTCAAACAACCGCCGTATTCGTTGTTATAGTATTCATCAGGTGGTAAATCATTAGTATTGAACATACCCATGTTTGACATACTACTTCCTGTCAAAAGTAAAAAAACAGGGATTATTATTATTGCTATTTTCTTAAGATTTACAACCTTTCTGCTAACAGAAGCAATTGCCCTATCAACAATGTCACCTTCAAGTGTTGTTTCAACAGTAACATTGGTTTTGTTATCGCCACCGTTAAGAACTGTGTTCTCTGAGACCTCGTTGTTGATTTGTTGAACGGTGGATATTAATTCAGCCGCTTCTTTTAATTGAGTAATTAAATCCTTTTCAAAATGATTGGATTCGTTGAGTATTCCATCGTCGCCTAAATCTTCTAAAACATCTGAGACGGTTCTGCCTGTTGCATCAGCAATGATTTTTGCTCGCTCGGCTAATTCATCAGACATACATATACCCTCATTGTTCTTCATCGGTATTGGTTGTAAATCCTAATTCTTCCATTTTCATTTCATGGTCGTGTTGCTTCCCTTTACGCTCTAAATCGTGAGATAATTGCATTTTAGATAATTCGGCGTTTAAGTCATATTGGGGAGTCATATTCTGAATGTCGGTGGTTGTCTCTTGCTTGTATAAATCAAGTATATTGGTTATGATAAGTAGGGCTGGCCCTCCGACTATGCCTATCACCATGATTTGATTTTCAACAATCTCAACACCATTGACTACACTTTGCCAAATCGCCAATGAAGCGAATGATACCCATGCTAATACTATTGGCACAGATATGAACCAAAATAAGCGATTTGTTAATTGTTGTGTCATTCATCTTCCTCCTTTTTAGGTTTAGTGTCATTCTCGACTTCTTTTTCTTTAGGCATTTTGCCCTTAGGTTGACTTTCAAGTTCTTCTTTGTCGTCGCCCCCATCATCTTTTTTAGGCTTTTTATCATCCTTAAGATTAATTATGTGTAGTGCTTGGTCTAAAGACAACAAACCACTATCCCATCCTTGTGTAGCCCTTCGCATTAGATTTACTGGGGTTTCTTCATCAAGTGGCTTAAATGTTAATTGTGGTATGTCAATTCTTTTATGTGGTATGCCTTTTAGACTCAAATGCTTTGAAAACATTTCATGCACTGATTGAGCTAATATGTTTTGTAATCTTGATATTGCTGATACAGCCCAAACATTCGCATTGAAGGTAGCCGCAAAGGTTGAGCCTCTTTCTTGTCCAGAAGCCGTTCTCGGAACATGAAGAACTGCTGAAATATCTGCATTTACTGAATCAAGGAATGCTGAGGCATCAGGAATTGCATTTTTCAAGTCAACATGGTGTATCTCAACATAGTCTGGTAAGATAGGGATTTGGTCGCCATCAAGTGTCTCTAATAACTTAGCAACATCATTCATAATGCTCTTTAATCGTTCTTGTTGTTCTGCAGGGTCGGTAATATGCTCGACTGCTTCCATACCAATAGTAACAAATTGTTTTGTAAGACTATCTTCTAATGCAACTCGGTTGTTAATACTATTATACTTTGCTCTAATAGGTTGTTTTAGGGATGAAAAACGGGATGCTCCCCAAATACCATAAGTCCAACGGCCTAATCTATCTCTAAACCAATTTGAGCGATAGTCAATTTTAATATGCCATATCTCATCGGTATCAAATACCTGTGTGGCTACTTTATTTTCTCGGAAAAGGTAATAGTGAGCATTCATAACGGGATTATCTTCGGTAATGTGTCCTGTATAACCGGATGACTCAATATCTCTTTTATCAACCCGCTTATCCATAATAGTAATCTGTTTTACTGGAAGAGATTGAACCTTAGTAATACCAACACCTGCCTTACCCACAAGTTTGTTAATATCATTCCCATAAACCATTAGGTTTCTTAAAGCGGATATTAGAATGTCATCAAAATCAACCTGTTCAACCAATTCTTTTATTGCGTTACGAATGGATGCGTTTTTAGCCCCTTTGTAATCTATTAGGTAGTTATTAGCAGTTAATGAAACGGAACGCACAGCACCGTTTAATTCGGGGTCTAATTTAACCATGCTATCATATAGGTCAAAGGTTTGGTCGTATTGGTCGTATGTTGAACGGGCTCGTGCGGAGCGGTTCATGTCATCAGTGGATTGTAACACATCGGACAAACCAGCAAATACTTCTGATGGCATAGCCTTTCTGTTGCCCACTGACATAGGCATTTCTTCTGCAATAATCGTCTTTTTGCCGAAGATTTTGGATAGCCTACCCTGTTTCGCCATGATGTTCAAATAAGCCATAGTGTATTTGAATCAACCGCCCATCTATTCTTTTGCTTATGCCCAAATGATTAAAACGCATCACTGAGTGGCATATACCTATTTTTTATTATTTCTTCTTAAGACAGTGGAATCTATTCTTAATAGTAGTAGGGATTGTTCGGTAATTTTTTTTCGTTATAAGGATTAATAATTAATAATTAAAACCGTTGCACAGCACCACATTATTTTTTTATACAAAATCCAAAAACAATAAAGTTATACACAGAAAGAGTTATTACTGGCCGTCTTTTCAGACCAAATATGGCGGGTTCAAAACCATCAATCCAAAGCGGTTACGATAAAATAGAGTCTTTATTAGAATTATATCCATTAGATGTGCGGGGCAATAAAACTAAAATTGCCGCCGCATTAACTTTGGTTCACCCAGAAAGAAATCATAAAGGGTGGGAGGCACTTGTTTTCCGCTATATCAAAGCACAAAAAGAAACTTCAAACACCATACAATACGACAAATCCCCTTATTATTATAATGAAGAAGCAGATACATATATAACTTTTATTCGTGCTGCAGGTGAAAATATGGTTATTAATGGTGATATGCACCGAGCCATGAAGTCTGCATACTCTAATATGGCAAGCAAGGGTGCTACTATTAATGAAATAGCACGAGAGTTTAACTTTCCTCGTGCTTATTTTGATGAATACCGTAGAGTTCATTGTTGGACTCATGATATGTTACCATATACAGACGAAGAAGTTATGGGTGAGAACAATGATGAGTTGGTTGCCGACCTAATTCTTCGCAATCGTCGTGAGATTCACAAACAATACGAGAAGAAAAAGTGGAAGGAGATAGAACAGGCCGCTGAGAAATGGTTTAATTTTGAAGATACTTACAAAGGGATGATTGGTGACTTGCAAAAAGCACCTAAGAAAGTGCCTAAAGCAAAACTTGCCGATGCTAAAGAGCCGTTTTGTGTTGTTATGTCTCCCACTGATTTTCATTGGGGTAAGCATGGTTGGGTTGATGAAGTCGGTGAAACCTATAACTTTGAAGAGGCTCGTTCCCGTTTGCTTGAAAGAACAAATGAAATTATTTCATGGTTGCCAGCTCGCCCTGATAAAATAATACTTGCTACTGGTTCAGATTGGTTTCATGTTGATAATGACTTAGGAATGACTACTCGGGGAACGCCACAAGATATGTGCGGAAGCCCAGCACAAATATTGATTACAGGTTGCCAATTGGCTCGTGAGCATATTGATATACTAAGGCAAGTTGCACCTGTTGAAGTGGCATTTATGGCTGGAAACCATGACCGGCATAGTGCAATTGCTTTAATGTTATACTTATCGGCGGCATATGAAGATGTTGACGATGTTGAAGTTCAATTAAATCCAAAAACAAGACATTACACCCAATATGGGGCAACATTGATTGGGTTTAATCATGGTGATTCAGTTAAAAAGGAGAAACTTCCTACATTAATGTCAAAAGAGCAACGAGTTCTTTGGGGTAAAACTGAATCCCACATTTGGTTCACAGGACATTTGCACCACCAAGTATTATATGAGATGGATGGAGGATTAGTTATTCAACTCCCCTCTTTGGCTGGCCATGACCGTTACCACTACCGAGCAGGTTACACAACAGCAAAGGCTGGTCTTGCAGCACACATAATTGATAAAGAACTTGGGTTAATTGGTAGTATATTTAGTCCGGTGAGGCATACATGACAATAGGGGCTGGTATTGTTTGGTCTGTTGAAAGAAAGTGTCGGGAGTGCGGCTTTACAGCTGTATGCCGATATACTTCTCATAGAAAATGGTGTAAAAAATTAAGTAAAAGAGTATATTGTGGCACTATGAGGGTAGTGCGTTATCCGGAGGAAGAAGAATGAAAATAGGAGAAACTTTATCGTTAAAGAGAAGTAAGAAAGACCCCAAGTATTTTTATCAATGGCTTGGTTATTCATGGGGTGAGCACATTGAAGATTGGATGAAACTTTACGGTGAAAGAGGAGATTCTATTGTTCATAGGGTTTGTATTATCGCACCACGAGACCACTCAAAATCCACCACACTAAGGGTAGCAGTGCTTTGGTCTTGTCTATTTGAAAAGTGGCGCAACAAACCATTTACCACTTGGTTGTTTTCTGCAAGTAAAGACCTTGCTATGCGCCGATTAGAAGAAATTAGGGAGGATATGAAAAGGCATCCACAACTTCGTAGTTTAATTGACCCAAGAAGGGGTAATAAACACGCAATTCATTTTACAAACGGTTCTTGGATTAGAGCAACCGGTGTAGGGGCGGCTATTCGAGGTGAGCACCCAGCCCGTATTGTTTTTGACGATGTATTGGATGATATAGGCGACCAATCCCCAAATAACCTTAGACATTGGTTTAGGAAGAAAATCACCCCTATGTTATCCCCACAAACTTCAATTTTCGTAGTGGGAACACCTATGGCTATGACTGACCTTTACCATACGGAGATGCTATCAAATGATGTTTGGAAAAGCACCATTACATCTGCAATCCCTAATTGGGAGGAACATAAGGCGGATAATACAGTTAAGCCTATTGCACTTTGGGAGGCGGAAAGACCTATTGCCTTCCTAATGGAACAACGAGCCGCTATCGGTGAATTGGCATTTACCCAAGAATATTTATGTAAGGTTGTTGATGATGAAGCTCAAGCATTCCGTAGGGAACACACTCGAGCGCATATGGACACTAATGATGTAATCCACTGGGATAACAAAGAGGAAGGTAAATATATGATAGGCTTTGACCCATCTCAAGGATTGGGGCAAGATTATACCGTTATGGTTGTCTTGCGCCAAGATGCACAAGGGTTTGTTCACTTTGTTAATATGTGGCGTAGGAATGACTTCGCACCGGATAAACAAGCCGAGATGTTAGGCGAGTGGTCTAAAAAATATAAAAGCCCTATCGCTGCAGAAGATGTTGGATTTCAAAGACTCTATGAATCCCTATTAGTGCAAAAGGGAATAACGGTTGATTATCGCCAAAGCAAGGTTTCAAATCGTGCATTAAAGCAGGCATTGATGAATCGTCTTCGAGTTTGGTTCGAGCAAAAGAAAGTAATATTCCCCTATGGCGACGATGCAACTCGTAGGGTTGTAAATGTCATATTAGAAGAATTAGACCACCATGTATGGAAGGAAGGGCTTATTACTGATGTGGGCAAGCATAATGATACGGTTATGGCATTTGCTCACGCAATAGACCAAATGACACATATTGATTCTGGGAGATTGCCTATGGCTACAAGAAAAGTCTCAGGAACTTCATGGGGCGGCAATTCATCGGGTTCGGGAAGATTTGTTATTTTCGGCGATTAATATCTCAATATCCAAAGAGTCACACTCCGGACATTGAAACTCGTAATAAAGCGAGGAACTCTCTAATTCAAATACAGCCCCCGTTATTACCCACCTCTCTCCATTATAATTGCATATTGAGCATTTCAACATGGCTAATGATAGACCATGAGCTTATTTAGAATATGTTACTTTTTGAAAAAATTAAAAAAAATTGAGCGAGGTGGTGGGCGTTCGAGATGGGCGTTATATTGGAGTTTTTGGTGCATCCTTTATAGGTGGGCATCACCACCATTCGCTATGGGCGAACCAAATTGGACACATACTATGTGTGATGCGATTCGGATTTGTTCTATGGGTGATACCATGATTGAAATGATATTGGTAATTATCGCACTTTTGAAAAGTGTCATAGTTACAAAAACAATAGGAATAGTAGGTATAGCGGCAATTGTTGCTATGAATACGGTAAAAGGGAAAGAACCAATTAGAACGGACAAAGCATGGTATAAAATGCGTGTTTTGGACTATCTAAACGGTATAATGAACATCATGGATAATATCCATGCTAACGGGTGGACAAAGTATCAAACTATGACCATTGGCGTTCAATATGCAAAGGTTGAATTGGTATTGGTTAGGGCTATGTTGAAAGCCTATTTGGCTATGGCAAAGGTTCAAAATTGGACTTTAGCGGTTGATGTGTGCCCTAATACGGCATCATCACCGGTGGCCAAACTAAACGCTATGATAGCAACATTGATTGATATGTCAATGACCGATGATGAAAAGAATGCTATGCTAATTAGTCAATTAGAAAAGCAAATGGCAAAGGATGCAAAAGCATTGAAAGCATTGTTGGCAAAGGGCAAAGGTGGTGCGGGCAAAAAGGAATGATAGGTGACTATCATACGGTGCAAATCCGTTAGAATGTGGTTAGGGTCGCACACCACCGCCAAAGTGCGACCACCTACGGGAAAGGGTAGGGCAAACGGAATGGTTTGCACACCCCCCGAATATGGATAACCAAACCCAAACCAAACCCAAACCGACCACCACCATGAAAGCACTTTTCATGTTTGATGCACACTTTAGCATCAATAATGAAATGTTGGCAACCTATGATATTGGCAACATACCATCACTAACCTTTGGATATACCAATGGTGATGATATAGAACCGGCGCAAATACACCGTATGGTTGCGTCTATTGGCCACCGATTAGCAAAGACGCAACAACCTACCACCGATGAAAACGGGGATGAATGCGACCAATGTATGACCCATCACATTGACGGGGAATTATGCAATCAATCATCATGCGACCATGATTATGATATTTTAGAATCCATTGATGGATGGGTTTCATGTCAATGGTGTGGATTTGAAAGGGGATTGGATGCCGATGATTTTCATGTTGAATATGACCCAACCGACAAAGACGAATATTGAAAGGATTGATTGAAATGATACTACCTAACAAAACAAATGAAAGGCCGACCAAAGGGGGTGATATGATGGCTATAACACAAATAAACATGGCGTGTTCACAATGTATTGACAAAGCGTTTAATTTAGGAAAAACCACAATGGTAAAAGATTTCTTGGATATTAACAATTGTAATTTCATTGTTGGGCGACCAACCCACATGATAATAGATTATCCAACAATCTATCTATGTGACGAATGTTTAGTGGAATATAAAAGAACAATGGCTTTTTTCAAAGCGTATGTTGTTTGAATAAACACTACTAATTCAATAATTCAAATATAGACATCAATGCGTTGATGTTAGGGTGTTACGCCACCCTTTCGCCCCTATCGGTTGTGCGCAATCGGTGGGGGCTACCCTTTTTTTTTGCTTTTTGCTTTTCTTTTTTTTGATGTAGTAAAACAATCATTACTATATCGGATGGGGTAAAGGATAATCCCTCGAAAAATATAACGAAAAACTGTGCAGTAAATCGTGCAGTATTTTCATTTCAACTTATGTTGGGATTGGTTCTGCCTTACGAAAAAAACATTTGGAGAATGCTGCAGTCTCACAATAACCTGCAGTCTTATCAGTAACACCGCCCTGCTCTCTCTTCTTTGGCATAGGGTAAGGCTTTCCCTTATTATTAAAAAAAGTCGGATTTTGTCACCCAGAAGTTCCAGGTATATAAAGGCTGGCCTCCACCATCCTCGCTTGGTAGTGCCGATTTGGGTCGCCGAAAAGTCCAGGTATATATACCCTTTCTCCGGTTGTTCAGAAAAGTATCACGAACATACTATATACTATGGGCGTATATTTATATTTAGGGGCAAAGACCCCACCGGTGATAAATATGTCCGATGAAAAAGTAGCCAAAAAAACGATGAATGAAACCCTACGAATGCGTATTCGGGATGTAAATAATTTAGTTACAAACCTAATGCAATTTGTGGACACGCTAATGACCAAAAACGAATGGGTCGCCGTATTAGGCCTATTAGTAGCAAACAAAGCCCTATATGATGCCGTAGCACACCGATTTGGTGCAAAAGTGGATATAGCGCAAAAGATTGACGAATTAATTGAATCCGTCACATTGCTAACCATGTCAAAAGCCGCTATCAAAGCAAAGGCAAAGGCCGAATTGAACGAACAAATCAAAGCACTAAAGGATGCACTAAAGGAACTATGATTTAGGATAATCATTCGGTGCAAATCCGGCAACGACCCGATGGGGTGGCGGGCGAATAATGTCCACCCCAACCGTAGGCCGGTGGCCGTCATAGGGAAATGGCGGTCATCGGTTTTTTTATTTGTCATATTTAACATAGGCTTTTTTAAGCCAACGATACCTGACCTCCCTCGAAAAAAATAAACTGCTTATCGTGCAGTATCTCGGCATACCTTAAAACCAGTTTTGTTAAAAAAGTAACTTCATGGCACACCCCCTAAGTTTGTATTCGCATTCACATTCATTCTAATCACCTAACTTTATTCAATATTATGAGATTGCTACACCGTTTTCATCAAAGTCATAGGCGCACAAGTCGTCACATACCCAACAATACAATTCGTATGCGTTAAGTCGTTCTAATTCGGACAAGTCTATTACCATATAATCCATGTTTCCATCCCACGAGAACGCCGTCATCATTGACACCGTATCTTTTCCGCAAGTTTTACATAACCATATAAACTTATATTCTATTTCTTTCAATCCCAAGTTTTTATTTTCCATTTTTAATCATTCCTACCCCGTCGGGGCTACATACCCATACACGCCACACCCTATAATGGTAGCGATTCGGCAAGTTTTACGAGATAGCAACCTATTTATCTTAGAGCCGCCCCCGAGTTAGGGGTGGGGATTAGTCTCGAAAAAAACAAAATGTCTTCTGTGCAGTTTATAAGTTCGGTGACTTACGGGGAGTTTTGAATAAAAAAGGAGGTGGTATGGTTGTGAATACATTTATAGTATTATTTAAGTTCATACAATCACCTAAGTTTTTATTTAACGGGGTAAAGGATAATCATAAAGAGTTGCACCAACAATTGCGTCATATGCGTAGCACAAATTGTTATTGACAATCCAAAACTCAGACACCAAATCAATCATAATAAAATGGTCGTCGGGTTGGTTTGGTATATCAAACTCAGGCACTATCCAATAACCCATCGGTATGCACATACCATCAAAGTTTGTTCCTAAGTTCATCATCATGCAAAACTCATCATCATATCCACGAATTGCCATAGCAATTTGACCGTAGGGCATGATAATTAAGCCGCTTTTTTCATCGTTGTTTTCGTATATTTCTAAGTTTTTCATTTTCGGTTTTCCCCCCTTTTGGGTTAGTTACCCATACACGCCGTAGCATATAATGGTTCGGATTGGGTGAGTTTTACGAGCTTTGGTGGTATTAGTTAAGCCGCCCCCCAAGATAAGGGGATGGGATAAGATTACTCGAAAACAAAACTCGCTAACTCGTGCAGTATATTTTTCCTTCAAAAAACGCATTCGCCTGATGTGTTGGTTGTCATGTTGTTGTCAAAAAGTGACCTTATGGTGGGGGAATCCCACCGGATTGATATTGGAAGAACCTTTTCATATTACCACCTATTTATTCAAAGACTTGGTGGTGCGTTATATTCCCAATCGCATGACCTACAAAACACTAACAATCCGTCTTCGGAGTCGTCATAGTTAAAGTAATCTTCGCCAGCCGCACCATTGATAACTTCTTCACACATATTACAAAGAATGATTATGCTTTTTTTCCTTCCATCCTTTTCATTTTTATAGGTGTGTCCAACAAGTTTGTGTGATTTACAACGGTGGTCGTAGTAGCCCGCTTCCCCAGTCACATATGAATGTTCTAATGTGTATTCGGAAATAACTTCATCACGATGAACCATTTCATTGCACACAAAGCACTTCACAGTGATACCATGTCGCTTTTCAAAGTCGGCCTTCATTAGTGCTTTGCCCTTTTGTTGTCGGTCAAATACCTTGTATGCCCGTAGTAGTATTTGCATACGGACAATTTCTTGTTCGTAGTATTGCTTTAATACCACCATTGATACACCAATAGGTATTTTGCTTTCCAGCGCACTTATTAATTCGTCGTTTGTGGTTGGGTATGTTAGATTATTGCTAACACACACCAACTTCAGAAACGCCATTTCCTTTTCATTCAATTTTATATTCTTCAATTGTTTATTTTCGTTATTCATGTTTTTTACCTCCTTTTTAGTCGCATCGGGCTTTGTTATTGTCGCCCGCTACAACCACTGCTGGGGGTATGTGGGTATAAAGGTTTATATTGGGCGTCTTAGTGGAGCTTTGGTGGTATTATATGAGGTGCGCCTCCGGCCTCAAGTTTTTAGGATAAGGTCTCGAAAAAAAACTATGACAAGTCGTGCAGTATATTTCACTGTCAGAAACTCGAAAGACGGCGAATCCTTAGCATATGTAAAAAAGCGATAAAAAAGTTAAATCCAATAGGTGAACTTAATGTGGGGAATATCCCACCGATTCAAACATTATCTTAATAGTCATGGTATCACTTCAGTTCAATATGACCTATCGTGGGTTGGCGGGAAGTGTGTGTAGTCATTTGTAGTGACTAAATCCATACCATACCTAAAGTGTAATTCCGCCTCAACTGCATCTAATACACCATTACCAAACATACCCTTTAGAATGCCCGTTAAAACTTCAGGTATTCCGCCGCCGATGTGATGCGCTAATCCAACTTCGCAGATTAACTTTATTTCACAATCGGTTGTGTGGCGTGGGTCAAAGTTAACTTGTAGGTTGTGTGCCACTAATTGTAGCGTTACAACTTCCCTGTTTGACATAATCCACACTTCAGGTATTTGCGGGGTTAAACATTCCCGACATTTGTAGGCTTGCGGAGTAGGTTGTTCCGATACATCTTCAGATTCCCCGTCACCACATAACTTACCGCAGTAGTCGCATTCACGACACCCGCAACCATGTATTTCACCAAATTGCCTTATGTGCCATTCGTAATGTTCCTTTGATAGAACATGACCGCAACCACATACAATTTCATTCGTTTTTTTATCTTCTTTCATTATTTTTGCCTCCTGTTTTTTTGGATGGCCGCCGTTGCGACCATGTTAGGCTGTGGGGGTAGTAGCATATATAATGTTCTATTAGGCAAGTATAGCGAGCTAAACGCACTTTATTCATCTTGCCGCCTCGTCGAGTTAGGCAAGTTTAAAGCCTACGAAAAAACTTCACAAATAATCGTGCAGTTTATCCGCTTGTGTGACGACTGTTAAGTTTCATGCAATGCTACGCCTTACAAAACATGAAGGCAGTTAGGGATGCCAGCCCGAGCTGATGGTGGGTGATACAAGTTACCATCAATTGATTAAGCACCGTAGGATGCGCAGTCGCAACCACATAATTCAGTCATATACAACCATTCAGGTGTAGCAATTTCAGAAGGGTCATGCCCACAAAGACAATGTGAGAATGAGCCATCTTTGTTGTAGGAAGTGACGGTGTAATTACCAGCGGCCATTTTTGCATTGAGCTTTTTAATATCAGCCAAGACTTTTACAACACGAACACATGGTTTGCAGTAAGCAAGCATTGTGAAGGTTGGGTGGCCTACATAAGGTATATCCACCATTTCATCGGAAGGAAACCATTCGGAGCAGCCGCAGCACATATCAGGATTCAAGATAAATCAACCCCATAATTAACAGGTTTTGGTGAGCAAAGGTCGCCGGTGGCAGAAAGACAAGGCCCTTCAGAATAATAACCACAGCGAAGACAAATTGGTTTAGCAAGATGTATTTTGGTATAACAGTCTAAACAATATTTTGAGTCGTTATTACCGAGCATCATTGTCTTTTCCGAGAACCATTCATCGCAGTGAAAGCATTCATCCTTTGGTGAGCCCCATACATCGGCCATAAGAATCTTTGGTTCACACCAGATTCGGTGTGCGCCGCACAGGTGGATTTCATATTTTAAGACAGTTCTATGACTATCAGTTTGGGCAAAGAATGCGAAGTCCATAAGAATGCAGCCGCAGTCAAGTGTTTGTTGTTTGCCTAACTTTTGAAGATTGTATTTGGCGACAGTTGCAGCGTGGTCATCCCAGCATTCGGTGTCATCATGAGGGATGCAATCGTCATCATAATAGTCGGCGTAGCAAGGTGAGCAAAGGAGTTCATTGCCACCGTCGCACCCAGCCACATTGATGTATTGAGTAATTGGTCTATCGCAAGTATCGCAATTGCCGATTATGTTCCCCAAGTTGGTGGGGATTCGAGAATCAGAGGTCAATCGCAAGTCGGGCATCGGGGGTGTGTCGGGTCGTTCCGCCATAACAAGACATCGGGGGCATTGCATATATACCCTGCGTATGGCCGAAGTGGGGTGCATCACGATTGAGTTTTAGCGAGTTAAAGGGATATACGAGTGTGTATCACATTCCACCTCATCGGATGGTTGGGGGTGGGGGGAATAAATGTCTCGAAAACTATTTTTTAAATATCGCACAGTTTAATGCAGTCTCTATCTTGGCCGCCGCCTCAAGTTTTTTATTTGAGTTGAGCTCGAAAAAAACTTAAGTAAAATCGTGCAGTTAAGTAAAACGAAAATACGCCATTTAGCTCGTGCCTCGATGATGATGCACCGCACTTGCCTATACCGGCATCTATATATAGTAGTGATGCGTAAGACTATCATGGGCAAAGTGAAGACCAGCCCTACAAAAAGGAGGCAAAAAATAATGAAACAAGATAAGAAAAATCCGAAAGCGGAGAAAGAAGCAAAGGAAGCACCACCAGCTGAAGCTGTTGCTGTAACTTACTTGCCACCCACCGAGAACCAGTGGAAGGTAATGAAGATGCGCAACCGAGATTACCTGGATGCTAACAAGAAGATGATTGACGAAGAACTGGTGCTACAAGCAGCAGCTCTTGCAGTTGATGAGAAAAACCGAGGGATGGTAACATTCTCCCCTTATCAGGCGAGCCTTATGGTAATCGCCCTCGAGGCGGCGTTGTTAGTCTTCACTTCAATGTGCTCAGAAGCAATTCGTGTAAAATCTGTCTTCATTAATTTGAAGGCGGATTTCGGACTGCAGATAGCTCGATTGAACGGACTCATTGATGGCACAGTTAAGGCAATGACACCTGCTGAGAAAATTGCGAACAAGGCCGCTCTCGAAGAGAAGATGGCTGAAAGCGCAAAGCTCCAAGCGGAAATATTAGCCTTGAGTCAAGTCTGATTCTGGAAGCTCTTTCCATTCAAGTAAACTTGTGAATGCGTTCACAAGCCGAGCACAAAAGTAAGTCTCGTTTCGCTCCCCTTGAGGCTGAGGCCTTGAGGGGAGCTCCATTTTTTTTTTGACTTATTTTTAATCAAGGCAGAAATGCTATAAATCTCGAGACTCTCGAAAAATACTCGCTATTGCTTGGCAGAAGATTAAAATCTTGAGATATAACGAAAACACCGAAAATCAAATCGTGCTCAAAAAAAGCGGGTCGAGTGTGTTTCATAGTAGGAGTTTGTTTAACATCTCGCTATAAGGTATCGCCCCTCGCCTTCTCATATATTAAAATAGTAAGACAGTAAATCCATGCAGAAAATCTCCAGCCAATCAATACAAGACTACCATCTTATCCCCGAAGTTACACAAGGCAAAGAGCCGAAACTCCGCACCCGAGCGGTTAACTCATATATGATGCACGAACCCCATAGGTTTATATAGTTTGACGATAATCTCATATTAGGTGGAACGACAGAAAACTTACAGTAATCGGTAGTATCTTGTCTCCCCAAAAAATAACTGAAGATGAAAAAACGGAAGGTGAAAAAATGTATGATAACAAGGATTACTTCTCCCTCGAGGAGATAGAAAGAAATGGCAGAAGCTGTCGTTATGAAGTTTGTGTGGCCGATGGAAGAATCGGTCTCCAAGTAGTAACATTCAGGACAGATTCATGCTATCAAGTTGAAATTGGTTTAGGTGTTAAGTCACCTCTATATACCGGAGGCACATGGGTCACAAAGACCAAGATTGCTTATTGGGATGGAGCTGGTGCGGATAGGCAACCTGAGGAAAAGGAACAAGTGCAAGACCATCTAAATCAGGTATCTTGGCACATGGGCAGCGTCTGGAATGTTCGAGATGTTGAATCCTCAGTCTTTGACTTTATCTTATCTGATTACGGGTCAGTTTCTATTGGTATAGCTCAACTCAAAGCGGTTAGGCTTCAGATGATGATGGCAAAGCAACTTCAATTACAGCAAGCGTTCTTACAGGACTTTATCGCAGGTGATGCAATATGAGTAAGGCAATTAATCATTGTTGTATCAAGCTTAACAACATCACTTGTGTATATGAAAATCCTAAGGGAATGCGTGTATGCTCAGATTGCTATATTCCAGGCAAATTATATTTGTCAGTCACTTACACCACTACACTGAGGTTTGATGTATGAGTTTAGATAATGGATTCTTTACCTTCCCTCTATGCAAAGAATGCAAGGGAGTTGTTGGTTATGTGAACAAGCAAGGCAATTGTTCTCCATGCGCTGCAGACCTACTGAGGTGGAATGAATGAGTGGGATAGATATTATTCTTAAGGATAGACGGATTGCAGAAGACAGAATCAAGCGAGCCTTGAAGGTCTTAAGCTCATGGCCTACGGATGAAATGCAAGAAGAAGAAGGCTTCTGTTGGAGGAACTTTTTCTCAGGCATGGGATGTGCCGCCCGAGACATCTTGGAGGGAAATGAATGACTTCCGATACATCAGCTGGCTTCATGTATTGCAGCTTCCCTAAGTGCGACAATAGAACTGACATGGGTCATAATCTTGTCTGTAATGAATGTGCTCTAAGATTGTTAGGGATAACAATTAGAGGTGATGAATCATGAGTGAATTAGTTTATTGTAACTCATGTTGGAAACACATTGGCAAGCCCATCTTCGCATGGGGTCGCAGGTTTGAAGCTTGTGCTTGTGAAACACCAAGCCCTGATGAGCGAGACACAGATATGAAATATTCTGAAGTACTTGCAGATGTCTGCGAGAAAATCAAACAAACTCATGTGAAAGCAGTTAAGAATGAGAAATGGACTGATGAAGCATTAAAAGAAATGCTTAAGATGCTTGACATTGAAGGAGATGATGAAGATGAAGAATTACTATAAAATAGAAGATGAAGTGGCCTACCGGCTTAAGGAGAAAACTGATTGCGCCCACTGTCGAGAAAAGTTTTTCGAGCCAGATGGAGAATATGTAACATCTCAAGGAGTATTGTGTGAGTTACATTGGCTCAGATTGCTTGTCAAAAATGCTCAAGACAATACCCGCATACAAGATGAGTTAGGTGCAAAAGTTAAGAGGGATATTAATCTCGAGTGTTCTCTTTGTGTTGGAGAGTCTAATGACAAGGGAGAATACATTACCTCTCGAGGTATAATGTGCAAGTATCACTGGAACAAGGAGTTTACAGGAAGGTGTGTTGCTAATGAGTGAGCAACACTCATTTATTGGGATGCCAGCATCTCGAACTGCTCGTAACGATATACCTTATCTGTTTAAGAATCAAGGAAGATTAGTTATAACAACTGAATCATATCGCTTCTCTTGTTGTCCTATTTTGAAGCCCATTGTCTGGGTTGCCGGAAGAAACTGTGATATTCGAGGCGAACTTCATATTTGGAAGTGCAGCGGTTGTGAGGAGCTTTTCTCTATTCAACATTCGCCTGCTTGCACACAAGGGCTTTGCAGATGCTTGCTTGACAAAACCAAGTATAAAGTGGTAGAGTCAAAATACATGAGGTGATTATGATGTGTGAAAATGAAGATAATCCTTGGAGAAACATTAGATTTATTAAGGAAGATTTAGCGTTGCTAACTGAACATAAAAATCCAAGAATAGCTTATACCGCAGGAGTTTTATTACACCAGCGCAACTTAGAAGAAGAAGCGAAGGGAAAGCATGATGAATGGTTTAAAGATTTAGAGGATGAGTATGTGGAGAAGGTGGGCTGATATGAAGACAAGAAAAGAACCTATGTATGAGCGTGATTGCATCACCTCAAGAACTTGCCTTCGTAATACCAGTGCAAGACCAGGTCTTTATCCTGAGAGCAGACAGCCAAAGGAAAGACTTAAGTTATATAGGGTTGACTCACATTGTAAATCTGCTCATGCACCTGAAGAAATTGTGCAAGACTGCTGCATCTTATATGGCGTAGCCGAAGATGGAGCTCGCTTTATATGGAGTCATGTCTTCCAATACTGGAGAGAAGCACAAGTAAAAAAATATGAAGAAGAAAATGGAGATGAGAAAAATGAGTGAAAAAACTGAAATACGAAAACTGGAGCAAAATCCTGCGCAGCTGCGCAGATGGACTGACCTTGTATGGCATGACTATGAGATGGGTAAATATTCTCAAGAAAAGGCTTTGAGACCAGCATTTATGGGGCAAACAAGACAAGCTTGGATAGATGAGAAAATGGAAGCATTCCTTGAAACTCACCCTAACTACCTCGATGGTGACGAAGATGGAGATTGGCCAGGTTACAAGAGAAGTGGCCTACGAGACCAAATGGAAAATGAATCTTCTTTTTATACATTCGCCTTAATTGATGGAAGTTATAGACCAGGAGCTTGGTATGTAATGATGACTCAAGAAAGCCGACAATATCTTGGGCCAGAAGAAGGAGGAACTTGGGGCGGTTGTTCTCGATTTGTTCAATGGACTTCCTTCTATACCCGAGAAGAAGCAGTAGAGTTTATTGAGTTTTACAATGCCAACAAGAAAGCTGGCACAACCAACTCGGATTCCCTTGAGTTACTTGGTGGTGACGATACAGTCTCATCAACCTACCCTGAAGGTTATATCCCTACTGGCTTCTCTTTTGATAAATCCTTAGAGGTCTATTTAGTAATCCTACCTTATGTGCCTGAGCCGGAGCCTTATTACTATGAATGAAGAAGATATAATCAGGTCACTTGCTCATAGTATGCAGATGACTGTCCGATTCTGGCTCAAGAGTGGTATGTCAGACGAGACCAGAAAAGTATGCGAAGAATATGAAAATATCTTCAGGGGAATCTATGTGAAACCCTTCCGGCAGAAACTTTGGGTTGTCTCGAGATATTCAGCGCAAGTTTTGTTATGGGGCGATAAGATGTTTGGAGGAAATTAAGATGGATTACAAAGCAAAGAAAAGAGATGAAGATGGATTTAAAAAACCACTTAACAATAATGGTTGGGCTCATATTCACGAGTATGAGATATACATAACCTCAAGCAATCCTGTGAAGTTTACTTGGCAGTGTTGCTGGTGTGGGAAAAAAAGAAATGAAGATAAGAACGATAAAAGAAAGTGGTGAATGAAAATAAGGAGTGAAAATAAGATGAGTGAAAATATAATAGATGAAAATATACGATGCAGAAGATGTCGCAGTTCAGCTGTGGCATTCAGGAAGAATGTTTTTGGGTATAACCTTGAGGAATGCCTAAGGTGCAAGTTCACCTACATAAGCAATAGAATGAAAATTAGGAAACTTGTTAAAATTGAAGTTCCTGAAGAAAAACTTTGTTTTGTTGGCTGTGTTTGTGCATCTTGTTATCCGGAGGACTACCGATGAAGTGCGAGAATTGTGGCTCAAGTGCCGATACTGAGTTTCATCATGCCGGTCAAGTAAGTTGGTGTTCCCCCTTAACTGGGTGCAACATTGATTCTGTTGTTGAGGATATACTACAAGCTGTAATAGTGAAGCACAAAGAACTGATAGCAGGCAAGAACAGGAACATATGTGCTGGAGAAACTAATGAATCTTATGATGAAGCAAGTGACTCAATTATACCGATACACACTTCTTATGCAGAAGTAAGAAAGTGGGTTGAAGAACAGATGAAATTAATAGTGCAAGAAATGGCTGAAATGGAGTATGGTTTCTGATGCCTAATCGAGAAACTTCAAGTCATGGGTGGGTTCATGCGAGCGAGCCAACTTATGTTCGTAAAAAACTCTTCGTGTCATTCATTTGTATTAATCAGGTTGCTGGAGTAACTCCAGCAAAAATACCATGCAACACTCTAATTACTCATTGTTCAGTATCTGAGGATGATATTGAGTCTCGATGCCCTGAATGCAATTTCCCTCACCTTCCTACCGAGTATCAAATCTGGGGGGTTTCTGATGAGTGAAGTAGTAGTAGTATGTCATCGTTGCCGAGCAGAAGATAGGCCAGACCATACAAGAACTTATAAGACATTTGCTAAGAATGCTTACTGCGTATGTGGCACTGCCCTTCATGTTACAACTCTTGATGAAAATGAATTATTTACTTGCATACATTGTAAATCTCTAATTTATGGTCTGGATAATGACGGCTCAACTTCTTGGGTGGACTGGAATGATTGCGGCTGTAAGAATAAGGTGGTCTGATGCTTAAATCAACATCTGTCTTATTGTTCAACATCTCTAAATGGGTGGGTTGAGTTACTATGTTATTTTTATCTTCAACAAACCAATTTATCTCATTTTTACGAGACCAAGCCAAACCTCATCATTATATCTTGGCTAACAAAAAATATCTGGTTCAATTTTTGGAGCAGAAAAATATAGGGCGAAAAACTTATCCCGAAAAGCTGCAGACGAAAACCTTGTGCAGTAAGCGAGTCACAGTTGCTACCGGAATGTTTATAAACCCCAACGACCAATACTCATATAGGCGGAAAACCAGATGACAAAAAAAACGAATAAATCTAAGTCCAATTTGGCACGAGACAAAGTAATTAAAGAAATGGCTGACCTTGTAAGCGAGGCAATCAAAAAGGGCGAGAAGCCTTGGCTAAGGCCTTGGGATACTTCCAAATGCACAAGTGGTCTTGCTCATAATGTGGTTTCAAAGAAACCTTATCGGGGTGTAAATCAGTTTTATTTGGGTCTATGCTCGATTGACTTTGAGTTTGCATCATTCAAACAATGGTCTGAGGTTGGTCGCAAACACGCTATCAAAAATGGTGAGTTTGAGATGGCTACCGATAAAGACGGCAAATCCTACAAGAAGACTACCACATACTACGGAGTTCAGAAAGGTGCAAAGGCTGTAACTGTTGTTTATTTCACCATGTTGAAATTAGAAGACAAGGACAATCCCGATGAAATTAACATGATTCCTTTACTCAAGTGGCATAAAGTGTTCGGAAGAAGTGATACCAACATACCTGCCCCAATCATTGAGAAGCCAACGGAGGATGAAATGCCTACCTTTACCGAGATTCAAGAAAGAATTGAAGGGGAAATGCACGATTGGATGGAGTCGGAGGGTATTGGTTTTGCCGAAGGTGGTGAACGAGCCTTCTATCGCTATTCAACAGACCACATTCAAATGCCAGATAAAATAGCATTCCCTTCTGGTTATGCTTATATGCCTACACTATTTCACGAATCAGTTCACTCAACCGGACACAAGAAGCGTTTAAACCGTAAGATGGGTATGGGTATGGGAAGTGATGAGTATGCTTTCGAGGAATTGGTAGCGGAGATGGGTGCATCCCTTCTTTGTCGCCACCACAATATTCTTCCAACCGATGCGTTGGAGGATGGTTTAGAAAACCAAGTATCATACATAGCACATTGGCTCAAGCAATTGAAGTCAAATCCAAAAACAATTATTCAAGCAGGTAGTAAAGCGCAGCGAGCGGTGGACTATATACTTGGAACAACATTTGAAGACAATAAAAACGATGAAAAAAAAGGAGATATAAAAGATGAATGATTACAGCGAGAACTTAATTGGGATTGACTGCAACTTCGGTTGCACTCACTATATTAGCGAAGATACTGCGTGGAGCTTATTATGCGGTGCGTTTGAAGGTGGTTCAAATTATTGGATAGACCAATGCAGAATCCCTGATACTATGGAAGCAAGACGAGCAAGAACCTTAGGGATTGCACAAACATGGGAATCTGGCAAACTAAACGCTTGTATCGCTACACAATCATGGAGATACATACACCAAATACCATTCCTTACCAATGGCCACTTGTTTATCAAAGCCGATGGAGTGGAATATATGTTGGATAGAAATGCTCTAATTCAAGGAATTGAGGGGATTGCCGATATGGATAACAAGAGGCACCTTCATGATTTAATATCTGAATCTGGTGATGCTATCACATCTGATTTATTTCTTCAATTTGCTTTATTCGGTGAGGTGATTTACGGATGAGTGACGATATGAAACATACTCACGAGTATAAAGATGGTAAGTGTGAGGTCTGTCGCAAATGGGAAAATGTATGTCCTTGTGGAAATTGTCAGAGAATGCACACTGAGTTTATAGCAGACTATTGTTTGGAGTGGCAATGCACCCAAGCTGAAGTTTTACAATACTTTGCGGGGTTAGATAAAAGCCAAGCATACCCAGTAAAAATAGATGAGGTGGTTGAATGACTGATGAATCTCCATTATGTAGCAATTGCGAAAACAAAGCAACCACTCAAGATAATATCTATTGTCCTACATCTCATTATGCGTGTGATGACTGGCAATGTATCAAGATGGCTGCGCTTGCGCTATGGGAAGATTCACACGAAACGGTTCTTGGATTAGAAGAGGTGAGCGAATGAGTACTGAATGCTTTTACTGCAAACAAGAAATATGGGAGCAGCCTGCTGAAGCAGGGGTTTGGGGAGGCGACTGGTATTCTGGTTGTGAAGTATGTGGGTGGCACTGTGAAATGGATAAAGAAGATATACCACGCATCAGACAACAATTAAATCTTAACCAAATAGTAGTGTTGAAGAAAAGTCTTAATATTTTATACAAAAAGATGCTTAGAGATTCACCACGATACGGTAAGACTATCTATAACCCAGAAACATTCAATGACCAGCTTGAGATACTTAGGGAAATAACGGAACAACTTGTTGAATACGGTGATGAAGAATGAATGCTATAATTACTCAAGAAGGTTGGTGGCGTTGTAAGGTTTGTAGCCATCCCAATACCGCATTCGAGTCATTTTGTGTGGAGTGTTCGTGGCATAGGTGGTGGAGTGAGCAATATGTCTAACACTAAAAAATTAGAATTACTTCCCTCGATAGCCGATTGCAAGTTTTGGTTGTATATACCACTTAAAGAATTATCAAAAACTCAAATAGCAGAAATAATATCAATTCTTGCACCACGAAGTATGTCATGGCAAAATAATTACGAGTTATATGTTGAGTTTAAAACAATTTCTTCTGGTAATCTTTTTATAGAGGCTGCCGAGAAAATAATGAATGGAGATGATTAAAAATGGGAGATGTGGAATACAAAAAACTTACAAAATTAGGGAATGCTTATTCAATTAAAATCTTACAAAACATAGAAAACTTAATGGTTGAGCTTAATGTGAATGTTCCTGAAAATGGTCTTACTACTCGTGATATAGCAAGTCTATTAACACAAAAAAGAGTAAGTCACGATGGAAAGAGGATAATAAATAATTATGGTCTTCCATCTATACACAAACTTGCTATGTTATTAAAAAGAGATGTAAGATTTATGGCATACAAGCGAACAGTGAAAGCAACGACTCAATGGAGTTTGGTTTTTAATGAAGAGGAATAAGAATGTCATTCGGTGGGTTTATATACTACGGCGACTATGTAATACTGTGGCGAATGTGAGCGGACAAAAAACAGAGCCAACAAAACAATGAAACAAAAAGGAGATGAAAACAAATGAGCGATGCAAAACGACAATATAAGCAATATATCACACTTGATTTAAAGTTTGATGAACCACAAGCACCCGATAGTGTCTGGAGGACATTATACACTAACGGTATAGCCGTTAAAAGTGGAGGCCAAGATGGATATAGCCACCAAAACTTCAATAGGGTTCAAACCAAGAAGATTATTAGGATTTCAAGTCCACTTTCGGTTAATACCGTTGACTTAAGGTATATTACCGATGAAACTAAGAAAGTCTTAGATGCAATACTACCTGATATGTGGTCTTCAGAAAAGATTACACTTGAAGATGATATTCAATCAAATCGTGTATTTGAACCTGATTACTTCGCTGTTAAAGCAGATTCTTTAGTGGGTAGCAATATGAAGAGTTGGTGGAATACTGATGACTCAGATTGGATTGATGACATTAAATATCTAAACCAAGAGTTTGGATTCAATGCTAATATCAACATCTATGACTTCAAGGTTTCCCCATCTGTTGATGGTGCGGGCTATGTTGAGTCTTTACAATTCAAGATGTTCCTTAGAACTTCCAATCAGAAACTATTCAATGCTAATGAAGCGGAGCTTAATACCTATGTGTTGGGCAACATTCTAAAAGCTTGTCTTGCTGTTGGCACATACCAACACGCATTCTCATGTGCTGGTGAAATTGAAGTGGAGAAGTCAGTATCATGTGCTCGATTCAACAAAAACGATGTAGTTATTACAGATGCAGAATTAGATACGGTAATGGCTCAAGCAGTCGCAGAAGCCCTTAGGGATGAGGAAGAATGAGTTTAAGACAAATTGTCTTAGACAAAATCTCCGGTCTATTAGAAAGCGGTGAGAGCCATCACTTTGAAGCCTTTGGTGAAAGCAGGGGTATGCAAGCAAAACTTGTTGATGGTAAAATAGCTTCTTGGGAAATGTGGGGAAGGGGAGGTCAAGAATGTCATATATACCCCGAACCTGTTTCTTCTATGTATGCGGCATTATGTGTAGTCAAAGCCCTCGTTGATGAGAAGGATGGCGACCCTCGTTATGCTGCTCACTCAGAAGAGTTTTACGATTTCTGGAACTCGCCTGAAGGTAGAGAAATGTGCGTTGAAGCAAAAAGGAAGGATGATTGAGGATGGTAAGTGATAATTCTAAACCGAAGACAATACCACTGGGTGTTGCCAAGTGGATTCTTAAACAACAACTCGCTGATGAAAACTTTGAAGGTATGTATTTACTTCTTGACAATATAATTTCAAGAACTCGGGTGATTGAAGATGATGTGTAAAATTACAAAGTGGAATCCTGAAGGGGAACATGATTGGTGTCTTGATGAAGCAAGCGGTGAAAGCCCTGAGCATATTATGCTTTGGCTTGGTTGCATTAATGCTTGTGGCTACCAAAGAAGAGTTAATTTCAATATCATTACTGGTGTTAAGACCTTTGATAGAATAGAGTTAATAAAAACAGGGGTTTTAATATGAATGAGGATATAACTTGTGTTCAAGCACAATATCCCATGTATCTTGAGTTTGATGTTTCCGATGTTGATATGAAGGAAGTTAAAGAATGTTGTGTAAAATACGGAACTCTATTCATTGAGTATCTTGATGGAACAATACAAGAAATAGATTCATACACAGAATATGAGCCGGATATGAAGCATCCCGAAGAAGTCAAATACTTTACTGCTGAAAGTATGGAAATCGAGGATGCAAAAATACAACTTAAGGATTTAGTGAATCAAGAAAATGTCTGGAGGAAGAATAATGAGAGTTAAACCTTTCAAAGATAAAAAGATAACTTATTTGACTTTGGCGAACCAAGAACTTAGCCAAGTAATTAGGAAGTTATTAGTTATTTATCCGGTTGAATCTTGGCCTAACGATAACGACCACAACCTTATTAAACTGTCGCTTACAGACCTAAGATTGCTCACCCCTCCCCCGTCAATACCCGTCTTTGAATATGAATGTTCTCAGTGTGGTAGAGAAGTAACAAAAACTCAAGCATCTGGTAGAGTAGCCAGATGTAAGTCTTGTTACGCTACATGGAAGCGTGAGCAAAGAGCAAGACTCAAGAGGGATTAAAAATGGGATTTCATACTACAACAAAAGGTGGCAAGCGAGGCGTTAGACTAAAGAGAGAGATTTACATAATCCTCCATGCAGCCGAAGAAGGGATGACTACCAGACAGATTTATGAACAATTATGTTCTTCGCCATGTAAGCGATTTATTAACGGAACTGTGCAAGTAGCACAACATCTTAAGCGTATGAAAGGTGTTGAGCAAGATTTGGGCATGGCATATGGTCTCGATTCTCAATATAGTGCTAAACTGTGGGTTCTTACACACCCTGAAGAGTTTATAGAGTGGTTCGGCGAAGAGATACCATGACCGAAGGTATTATTACCATAGACCTATCTCACAAATCAACCAAAATAGACGCTTACTCTGGTTGGTCTTCTGAAAGAAGATTTTTACCCTATCTTACTATACTAAACCAAGATGGAATAGAAATAATTTTTTCTGGCTATGATACAGTTTGGCAACTTCTTGATACGATTTGCTATAAGATTCCTTTGGGGAGAAATAATTTCAACCCAGTTTTAAAACATAGGGTTCAGCACACCGATTTAACCTCGCTTGAGATATTACGGGGTATTTTCTCTGAGTCGGATTTACCAAAAATTACTATACAGGGGATGCACACAGAAGAAAATGTTTTTGTGGCTGACCATACATATTCTCACTACGATGAAGATTTACAACCTTCGTTATTTTATATAGCATCTATTCTCGAGGACAAAAAATCTGAAACTATTGTTTTTGGTAACTATAACTTCATAGCAAGAAACAGGGATAGTGAAAATAAACGCACAATTATGACACTTCCTTCTATAATTGCACTAATTGAAGGTAATACAGGCTCTCTTGCGGTAATAAGAGTCGTTCAAATGCCAAATGGTAAGATGGGTATTCTATCTAACTGTGTATTAAAAAATAAAAAATACGCCTGTTCCCCTCCAAAAATCTTCGGCAAGGATGAAACCGAAAAAATATGCAAGCATTTGGACAGTATTCTTTCAAATCGTAACAAAATCTCATATGTGGTAGGGGAGAAATATACTTTACCGGAGTGGAAGCAGGAAATAAGTGCTGGCTCAACTGTTGCCCACCACAAATACAATTATAGCCTTCTCGAAGCAGAATTATCCTTAATTTTACAAAAAAATAATCTATGAGAATGTTCTGACCTTTAATTGTTTTGATTTATTAGTAAGTGGTATAAAATATAAATGGGGCGCAGTGCATCGGTTTTGCTAATTCTTTATTAATGCTTATAGTCTGGGGTTGAAAATATGATGTTGAATATCCCCTATACTCTTACTGGTCTATTATACCCTATAAAGGATAAAAAGAATAATGGCAATACCTGCGCAGTCAGGCGTTTATTTAATTTGGGATTGCTCAAAAGAATCAAAAGAATAGATTCAACCGTTATGTTTATATGCCCCAAAGCATACAGGAATAATATGGGTAATGCGAATAGTGGGCAACAAAGGTTTGTAACAGCTGCCTATCGCTATATACAGATTAATGGCTCAATCGCCGCTAATGAATTAGTGGATTATCTAAGAAACAATCACATTTCCAGCCGTTCTAATTTGTCTATTAGAAAGGCATCTGCTGTCTTAAACCAACACCCCATGTTTATTAGTGATGGTGAAGGTGTGGCCAGCAACGGTCAATCTAAATATGCTGTAGTGATATATGGTATAGTGAGTGAAGAAGACATTGTTGCTAATCTTGTTACTAAATTAAGAAATAACACATCACTATTATACTCCTTTAAAAAATACCCTGCATTTATACGCAAACAAGTCTTAGATGCCCTATCCGATTCCCCCAATATACCCCACGAGATTTTACCAAAAAACTGAAAAACGAATGAGACAAAAAACGGGGGATGACTGAGGTTATCCTATGACTAATAATATATTTGAAATGGTTCAAAACTACGCTGCTCGCAATTTCTTCATTGATGTTGAAGATAAAATACCGATTTTCATTTGCTCAGTCGGAGCGCATTTGTTTAACACAATTAACAAATGTCGAGATTGTGACTTTGACCCTGAAAAGGCAGACCACACAGGCTTTGCTATACATAACTGTCCTATGAGACATGATAAACACCCCATCTATACTCCTATGTCCAGATTGGCTGATACCCGCATTCACATTCTAATGCGTGGAGATAAGGGGTCTGGTAAATCTATTCTAATCCAATTGTTTTTAGGTGAGCATAATGGTTTGCTCTATAACAAAGAGGCTATGAACGGAGTAGGATTTAGAACAATGCTTGGCCCTAATTCTATAACTGAAGCAGGTATGTTTGGTTCGGTTGATGAAGACGGTAACATTACTGGCCGACCATTGGCTCGTGAATTGTGTGGTGGCTTTTTAGGATTTGAAGAGTTTTCATCTATGTCCGATGCACAAAAGAAAGACCACTCGGTTGATATGAAAAACCAAATGCTAACATCAACTGACAACGGGCGGGTAATGAAAGCCATGAAGTCTGGTTGGGTTCAATACAATACTCGCTATACATTATGGGCAGGAACGCAACCTGCTCGGTTTGAATTAGAATCAGGTCTTGACCGCAGATTCTTTATCATTGACATTGAAATGTCTCCAGGTAAAGAATTAGAATACAAACGGGCTCAAAGAAAGCAAGCACAAATGACTAATATGGATAGAGCCGATTTGGCAGAATTGAACATAGAAATTAGTCGCTGGTTTTTAAACCGTCAATTAGAAGTAATATTATCTCCTCCAACGGGTATTATGTTTGGTGATAAAATAGAGGAGTGGTTGGAACGGCCAGAGGTTCGCTCATTTGAATCAGATTTGTTCCGCCGCTTATGTATTGGTTATACTATGATGCGAGAAGAATATGTTGGTGATGTTGTTCTTGATGTTATTATGACACCGGAGTTGGCTATGTTATTAGAGTCTTCATTGAATCAACGCAGAAATGTTATGGATGCAGACCTAATGCTTATCAAAGACACATTCTGGCAACAAGACCTATCAAAGTCACAATTACTTAAGGAGGTTGAACGCATGATTACAAACGACTACCAAGCAGCAAAGCGGTGGATGGAAGAATCATTGATGGGTCAATCTTGGTATTATGAATATGTGCCAAGCAAAGAGGGTCGAGGTCGCAAAGGTGTGGTATGTCGCATAGGCGCAGCTCCGACACCAGAAGTTATGAAAACCATAGGTCGTAAGATTATATGGGGCGGTAAGGAGATGACTGTATGAGTCCTTGTTTATGCGGTGATACCTTTTGCCCTTCATGTGGAGGTGGTTGTGTTGAATGCGATAACAACGGCAAAGAAGAATGCGACTGCCCTTCAATGTGGGATGATGACGAAGCCATTAAAAAACTATGCCAAATAATGTGTGAGCATCTGGATTATACAGATACCTTAACGGGTGCAGTATGTAATGACTGTGGCAAAGAGGAGTTGATTGAATGAGAACTCACGCAGAAATTATGCAACGCTTCCAAGAAACTGATGACGAGATTACTGAAAAGGTATTAGCGTGGGTTCTTGAAAGTGGTGATGGAGTATGTCCTATGTGCTCAAATCCAGCGCACAAAGTATGGGAGATTAAAATTATGACTGGTCAAATTACATCAGTCCATCTTGAATCGTCACAACATTGGCCTTCGGGAACAATACAAGACCACATGGATAACCACCGACACTACGACCACGCTGAAGCTGCATACATTGAAAAGGCCAGAACGGAAAGTATAAGCACATTATCCGTAGCGGAGAATATTGCACAAAAATTAATTATCTGGATTGAAGAACTTGAAACAAGAAAGGATTCTGAGGGTATCACATCGGAGTGGGTTGCAGATGCAGCCAGACTAACTAATCAAGCAAATCAATCTTTGCGTCTTATAGGAATGTTGAAGAAAGAAATTGGTGTGGATTCACAATTACTTTTGGCTCAAAACAGGGTTGATAGTATTATGGGAATCTTGGTTCATGTTCTCGGCGACCAGCCTAAACTATTAGATGCAGTGGAATTACGATTAGCGGCTCTAAAAGAACCGACACATATTATTGATTACGACGAGGGGGATTGGGAATGACAAAAGCATGGACAAAAGCAAGAACGAGAGTAATGGTGAACCGGAGAGTAACCGATGGTGATTTGTATAAATTATGGGATGCGCTTAGAGACGATGGTGTATGGATAAAGCCGACAACACAAGGCTATCAATTCTATGCAGGTCAATATCGCATTAGCAACAAATCCATTAGCCAAGCATGGTATGTTTCTGAGAATGCTGTTCGTCGCTTGGCATTATGGTTAATTGCAGGTAATGGTGATTCAGATTGGGAATGATATTTTTAACTGCAGATGAACGCCCATTCAAAGAAGGCGACTATATACTAAGCCATGATATACAATATCTTCCAACCGCCCCCTCAACCACTTATATAGTATTCAAATCAAAAATAAAAGAGAAGGACATATTAGATTGGATAGACATTGTTTCGTTTAGACTTGTATTTGTTATTGACAAAATACCAAAACTATCTAAGGCTACCAAAGACAGAATAATTATTGACAATTCATTACTTGTTGGTAAAGAATCCTATAATACTGCTATACAAGCCATGTTCAAATACAATGACAGGCAATATGTTTATAACTTATTAAAAAGCACTAAGACCCCTATACCTTTAGCGGTTGCATGGATGAAAGCAAACACCCGTTTTGATGCCCAGAAATGGCGGCTGTTGGCCGATGTTCAATATACCCTACCAGACTGCTATGCGTGGTCTATCATGGCGTTCTGCGTCGTTTCAAAGGGCAGAAATCCCGACTGGCCAAAGGGCAGTAAAAAGGGGGATTCATACACCCCTCCTTTACTTTGTAGGGAGTCCGATATTTACACCCAGACAATCATTGAATCGTCTGCATCTATCCGTAATGAAATTAGAGATACAATAGATGTAAAAGAGCAAAACATTATAACCCAACGGAAGGAAACGATTCTTCAGTGGTTATGAGTGACTGATGGAACAGTGTATATATTTTTATTCTTCATGCTTTGTGGTCTATTAAGAAACTTCTTTTTCTTTTGGGTAAATGGTGGTGGGAAGGATTGGAATGTTGAGTGGATGACAAAGGATAGGCGACAACTTACCGAAGGTGATTCGGAATCAATGCCTGATGCTTTTGCTATGTCTATGATGATGGAACAAGATTAAAAGGCTTCTATTAGTGGTATTTAGTATGGCCAGAAACAGACAGGTTCGGAGAATCATTATCGAGACCCTGTGGGAACGAGGGCCGATGACAAAAGGACAAATGTATTCTTATATTGAGAACAACCATAAACTCCTCAAAGAACCCACCGAGCATTCGCTGTCATCAATAATGAATAAGAATAGTCAAGTGATACCCGTTGGTTTTGAGATTGCCGTTACTGAATCTGGGAACAAGGCATCTCATGTTCTATTTGATATTAATAGGGAGATGATTAAAAATGGTAAGGAATTAATAATGACTATGCCGATAGCAATTTTACTTGAAAAGGAAAGGAAGGGGATTGGTCGTTGTCCTCTTTGCGCCCGTATGAGAATATTAACAAGTAACGAAGTATGTTTAATGTGTGAGAAAGAAAGGCGTTAATAAGAGTGCAAATCGTTATGTTTATATAGTCTAAAGCATAGGGCAGTATATGGTCGAGGATGTAGCCCAATACATAGAGCCGAATAAAACGGCACACATCTCTTGGAAGATGGCAATTGAATCATCATGTGCTAATATACAATCAGGTCTTCTAAAGCATCATGAGAAATATGGCACTGCTATCTTTCGCCCTGTAACTGTATTATCTAATGCAAATGCAGAACAATCCATTAGAATGAGAATAGATGACCGAATCCGTAAATTACAGAATCTTGATAGAACATTTTCAATAAAAAGTGCTCATGAAGAAAGAGAGTTAATTGATGACCTAATAGGTTATCTTATTAATTTTAGAGCATACATGGCTACACATGAACCTGATATATGGGGTGAGTTTGAATGAGCAAAGTAGGTTTCTGTGGAGTTTGTGACTTCACACAATCATATCACCCAAGCAATATGTTGTTAATGGCTAACCGACCTGACATTAATTGGAAAAATAAGCCAGATGTTTATTCTGGTCAAACATGGTTTTGTCAAGGCTGCGGTTCTGGAACTAAATATGAAATTGAAGAAGATGACTGGGAGGGTTACTAATGGGTAGAGAGTTAAAATGCACCAATAAAAATTGCGGGGATAGAGGCCATAATTTTAGGGTGGAAATTGAGATAACTAAATATCTTGAGGCGGCTACAAATGTTCACTTCACCCATTACCCTATTAATTGTTTCACCTGTGCTTGTTGTGGACTTATACCTATGGAGGTGACAGCATGAGTCAAAGAGAATCATTCAAAATAAATCAATCTGGTTGGGTTGGTAAATGCACTAAGTGTAATTTGTGGAGGACAGCAGACCATACCATAATTAACCGAATAACAGGTTCTCGCTTCTGTATGTTTGATGGAGCACCTATTCATTTAAAATGTGAATCATGTATGACTAAGGACACAAAGTTATGTGAAGACTGTGGGGGAACAGGAATGGATTACCCACCAACAAATAAGGAGATGAAAGAATGATACCCGACGCAAGCAATATAGCCCAAGCAGCCCAAATAGATGAACACGCATTTAGAGAAATTGATTTATCAATGCGAACTGACTTGGGGTGGGCAACCTGTGGAAGATACCGAACATATTCTGATGAGCGAGATAGTGATGATGGGCAGGCCGTAGGTGGCTTCTGGATTTGCCATGCTGTTGAAAGTGAAGAAGATAATGAATGGATTATGAATCTTGCTACCTGCAGAACACCATTTGAATTATTTATCGCTATTGAGAAGATAGGGATTGAATCAGAACATTTTAGTAATTCACTAACATATCTTATCTATGGCACAACAGATGCCGATGTGATAGCATCCTTAACAAAAAGTGGTGAGGAAGAATGAGTGTAACAGAAATAGAAAATTGGATTGAGAACTTTGATGTAACAAGTCAAACAGTTGCAGACCTTGAACAAATATATTACGATTTAGTCATGGAACAAGCAAAACAAATGATTGAGGACTTTGAAGGTCTTGATTGGAAATCTATTGCATACTTAACTGCAAAATTGCGTGTTGATATGGGTTACACCTGTGCGAGTTTGATAGAAGGGTATGGTGAGGGAAAATGAGAAACTATCCTGATGATTGCCCGTCATGGTCTTTTGGTGAAGAAGACATGGATGGATGCGAGAAGCTGTCCTGTGGTTGTTACGAAGAAATGTGTGAATGCCCTCAGTGTAAATACTGTGGTGAAAGAATTACTCCCGATGATGAAGAAGTATGCCCAAATGAATGTGAGGATGAAAAAGAATGAATGAAGAAAGAACAACACAAGAGTTTACTGATGAATTAGAACTGCGGATTTATCAAACAGTAAGGGAATTACAAGCCATTGTCGTTACACAATACAAGTTAGAGACTTGTCCTAAGTGTAAATCTAAGCACACAATCGGTAATGAATATCCCGAAGACGATGACAATATTCTTGTCACCTGTAATGTATGCCAAGCTGCATGGAATACAGTCGGTGAATTACAGGGTGAGTAAATGGCTTACAATTTTAAAGGTAGAGTATGGCACATCAAAGGTGTTGATAGTGTTAATTTGCCTTCAGGAAACATACAAGTGGAAACATGGTGTCTCCATAACGAATCCGGTGAATACATAAGTGTCATGTTTGACTCGATAAATTATACCCAATGCAAGCACTGTGGGAGAAACTTCCAAATGATTCATCCTGTGATTGCTGAACAAATCATACGAAGCAAAGATGAAGAGATTCAAAGAATGATGGAGATGCTTACTAATGTCTGATAATATGCCAAGGGTGGCTCATGATGCCATAACTATTTTATTTAAACTTGGTCAGGTGGATTTGGCTAACACTCTATCGCTACGATATGAGGCTATTATGGGTCATGGAGACCGTCAATAGGTATGTTTATATACTGCAATGAATAGGTGATAATATGGGCGGAATAGAACGGATAGAAGGATTTAAATGCACATCTTGCGATACGGTATCAGGTGATATAGACGATGCAATCGCTTGTTGTGGTGTTGAAGTAACAGTGTCCTTCACAATGACAGTAAGTGGAACAGTCACTATTGATTGTAGGGATTTAAGCTCCTTTGAAGAAGCAACAAACATAAGCGGTGATGACCTACTTAGTGGACAACCTGAAATTGATTGTGATATACAAGGCGATAGTGATGTGAACATAGACGATTGGGAAGTTGATATTACTCACTTAGATTATGAAGAAGTGGAGGAATAAATATGTATAATGAAGAATGGATAGAATACTACCAACATTTAGAGGAACTGAGACAAAGCGGAGTAATGAATATGTTTGGCGCAGCTCCCCATTTAGGAACTGTCTTTGGTTTGAATCCCAGAGAAGCAAGAAAGGTATTAGTATCTTGGATGGAAAACTACGACTTACTTATTACTAATAAGATTATTAAGGTTCAGTGATATTATGACATTAACTACTAAGATTAACCCATCACAAAAATGTGTTGGTTGTGGAAAACCTCTTGACCCATCGAGAGATACAGTCCACTTTCTTCCTCGTGGCTATTTATGCACCCCCTGCCTTGATATGTTACTCGGTAAAGGTTATTCAGTATTTTATGGTGGTGCTTAAATGAGAATATCACAAAAGCTTGTTAAATGGTTTCTAAAGAGAAAGGGTCTTCCTATGTGCAAAATGTGTGATGAGGCGGTTGCTGAGATTGACCCCCTTGTATTGTGCATGGAGTGTTTTAAACATCATGAGAATGACTTATATGGATTTGGTGATATGGAGTGAGTAAGAATATTTGGTGGGAAACCCACAGACCAAAGACATTATCTCAATTCGTTGGGCAGGATAATCTGCGTAAGGAGTTTGAACCTATACTAAGTGGGGATTCACCCATGCAAAATTACATATTTTCATCTCGAGGTGCGGGAACAGGTAAAACAACACTCGCCTATATTATTTCAGAAACATTAGGTTATCAACTGCATAAGTTTAATGCTTCATCCAAAAAGACTCGTGGTATAGAGTTTATTGAAGAATACATCATCCCTTTATCCCGTTCCGGTCTTAATGAGGTAATCATATTCCTCGATGAGGCAGACCGAATCACACCACAAGCACAGGATGCACTAAAAGGTGTAATTGAAGAATCAACCTGCTTTTTCATTCTAACCTGTAATGACATTAACAAAGTTTCCCCTTGGCTTCAATCACGCTGTCAAGTTAGAACCTTTGACCCTATCTCAACAGAAGATACAATATCCAGAATGGCTGTTGTTGCCTCATCCGAATCATTTTCAGTTACGCACACAGAATTAAGTATTATTGCTAAAGCCCATGATGGCGACCTAAGAAACTCGTTAGGTGCTTTACAGTGTCTTTCGGCATTTGAGTCACCAAAGGATAGAGAATCATTTATTCTAAGATTAACAACGGGTCGCATTGACTCAACATCATTCCTCACACTTTGTTTTAAAAACAAGGATATTGATGAGGCATACAAAACACTTACTATTCACCCATCAGACCCAAGAATTATTGTGCGAACAATATTTGAGTTTGCTATGGATAATTCATCATCGGTGGATGCTAAGGTCAAAGTCATTTCCGCTTCGGTTCAGGCCGAGAGGGATTTAATATCAGGAGTGAATGAATACATTGCACTGATGGAGTATGTAAGGAGTTTATGCAGGGTTTGATTGTATGATTACAAACCTTTATAGACCCCAAAGACAACCGAATAGATAGGAGGAAAATAGTATGACCGACGAATATGAGAATGTAGCAAAACAAGTAGGAACAAGCCCAGCCGCTATTGAGCGCAGGGTGGTTCTTATCTTAGACCAGAATGAAGGTGCTTGGACAACGGCAGGCTTCACAACCGAACAAAAAGGCAGTAGAGCAATTAGAATTGCCGCTCGTCAAATGATAACCGAGAAGCGTAAAATTGCTTCATCCGGTTGTGTTGAATTGACAGGGTGCTTCGTTACATCACCGCCTTACAAGGATTGGGCAAAAATGGCTTATAAGAAACTAAGTGCAACATTGGCTACCCTTGACCCATCGGGAATTGATTCATTAGTTAGCACAGGAACACTTGTTACCTATACACCAAGTGATAGTGGATTTACTCGCAAAGCAAATCCTTCTTTGATGGCTAAGAAAGCCTTTGAATCTGGCATTGATGAAACTTTCGTTCACACACTCCCTAAGGGAACTGTTGAACATGAATTACTTGGTATTTCATATTACATTGTAGCAGACAATAATATGCCTAAATATCCTTCAGGTGATGACAATTACCGATACGGTATGCCTCGACCAGAAAGTGAACCGGAAAGAACTTGTTTGTTTTTGGGTTCTTTAGATGGTGGCGAAGTAAGAATCCATGAAATTAAGTTTTCTGGTGATGAGGCTATCGCACAGCAACCGACATATGTTCCTGGAGTTATTGCTGTCAAAGCAGGTAAGGATAATGCAAAAACAGGTAATGCTCGTTCATGGACTCGTAAAGGTGTTTCAATCTTTAACGAAGACCCTGAGGCTGCATCTGTTCTTCCTTCAGCACCATTTGAATTAAAGGATGGTAAGCCAGCTGGATTTATTGTTGACATTGTTGGTGAGGACAAATTGCTTTCATCATTCAATGACATACTTCCTTACTACGATGCTCATAGAGATGACGAGGATTGGTGGACTCAGTGGATTGGTTTAGAAGGTGAAGTGTCACACATTGATACACTTGATAATGGGGCATCAACACTTATTGTTGGCGACCTTGAAGACTTTGCTGCACCATCAATTGAAGTAAGGATTCCAGCTGAACAAAGCCATTTACTTGACTTTTCTGTTGGTTCAACCATACTTGTTCTTGGTGCTGTTTGGAAGACTAACGATGGTGAACCTCGTATGTCAGTCTATGGTTGGTATGTTACTGCAGGTATTGCACCAGCAGAAACTGATGTTGAAGGATGGGATGCTTGATGGCGTGGGGAGCGGCTGCTACCAGCGAAGCACAACAACCTAAATATGGTCGGGAACACATGAGGGCTATGCTCGAGAGGCAAAAGTCTCGGGTAAATAGAACTCCAATTCGTATGGCTTTGGTGGGCAAGGAGAATACTTGTAAAACTGGTCTTGCATTGGATTTAGCCGGTGCTGAATCAGGTAAGACAATTACTATATTTGACTTTGATAATTCTGCTGCTGAAACGGTTGCACATTTATATCCCGATGCTAAGAATATCAATATCATATCACTCTATGACGAAGGGGATGAATCTCTATTCAATGAAGACAACACTACTAATTGGGTTGCTTTGATTGATAAGGTCGGATGGTTTGTTAATTTGATTTCTGAAGACATAAATGCAAATCCTGAAGAACATGGTGCATTCATTTTTGATGGTGGCTCAACCTTTATGAAATGGTGTGAGTTTGCTATGACAGGTGTTTTGCTTAGGCGTGGCACTATCAAGGATGAAGGCGATTCGTTCAACCAAAAAGAATGGAGAACTCGCAATCAATTGTTCCGAGATATTATCAATAGAGTCCATGCTTTACCATTGGATAAAATCTATTTCACTTTCCATCTCAAAGACAATAAAACATTCGTTGATGTTGGCGGTGGCTCTAAAGGATTAGTTAAGATTGGTGAAAAGGTTGATTGGGTGGAAGGCACACAGCGTATCGTCTCCCAACAAATCTTCCTTGCTCGTTACCGTAAGAAGGCTAATGAATCTTCTGGAGTTAAAGGTGATGATAAACTTAAAGAGGATGAATGGGTTGTCCGAGCGACTATTGAAGAAATGAAAGGTCGTGGTATGGAGCTTGTTGGCACTACACATGATGTTCTAAGTATCAAAAACAAAAAGGTTGCATGGTCTGGATTGCCAGATTTGAAGTGGTGATTAAATGATTTATTGCCACGAGCCTGACGATGACGAAGATACTGATTTGGATAAATTAATCGGCACTATAAGTAACTCTCAGGAGAATATTGAGAATGAATTAGATGCTATGCTCACACAAGTTGATTTCCTAACCAGTAAGATTTTAGAATTAACAACAGCATTATTAGAAGTAGCCACTGAGGTTGCTCGAATAGAGAATAAAGCGGTGGGTGTATTATTCACACTACCAACGGAGGGAGAAAAATGAAAATAGATACAAGATTATTGACAAGCCTATTAAAAAGAACGCAGCGAATACAGTGTGTTGGAGGAAAACCGCAGGCACAAGTTAGTGCGTGTGTGTTGGATGGATTAACAGATGGAGTTTGCACTACATCACTTGTTAGGGATGGTAAAACAAGTTTATCACATTTCCTAATTCCGGCGGAAAACAGTAAGGGAATATCGCTACCAATCCCAGATATTGAAAGGGTTCTCGGAGTGCTTTCATCCCACTCGTCACCGGTCTCAATTAAATATGATGATAATAAACTCATTTTTAAATCCGGTAAAAAGACTACCCGTTTAACTTCATCGGAGAATGGTCTTGCATTTGCTCATTCATCAGAAACTATTAGTGAGTGGGGTTCAAAATCCAAATTACTTGCCAGTCGTTTCGTATTTGAAAGCGAAGAGTTTGTTGGTTATAAAATGGCTGATGATACTATTAGGCATTCAATTTATGATTTGAAGATTGATGCAAACGAATTGTTTGAAGCACTTCGTTGTGATAATATGAACGGACAAAAACTCAACCGCTATACATTCGCAATCCAAGATGACAAAGTGCGTATTGGTGTTGGTGAAGAAATGAAGGGTTTAACCTATACTGACTTTGTTAATGAAAACCCAGTTGAAGCAGGTAATTCTTTTGAATGGACTTTTGAGGGTGGTTTGGAAAATGTTCTTGCAGGTATTTCTGGAGATATTACTATATCATTTATTGACTTTAGGAATGAGAAACAAGGAATCCGAATGGTAATTGACCTCGCAGCAAGAGGCTTTGTATATCAGGCTGGCGTTCTTCAATGAAGGCTTCTGTGTCTTTGAGCCATACCAACCTAACGCCTGTTGAATGGTGTGGGGATTATTGGGCTAAGCGAGAAGACTATGCTTGTTATAGTGATGCCGAATCACCGAGTGGTTCAAAGGTAAGACAATTTCTTGAAATGGCTCATGAACAACCAGATACACCGATGGTTGTTGGTTGTGCTTCATATTCCGCTATGCAGATTTATGTTGCATGGTCTGCAAAACAGGCGGGTGTTCCGGCTCATATATTTGTTCCCCGAAGAAAAATAAAGACTTCTGCTACAAAATATGCTGAAGAAATGGGTGCTATTATTCATGAGGTTTTTCCTGGATATGCTAATGTATATAGAAAGCGAGCAAGGGATTTTGCTAAGGAAAATGGTGGTGCTGTTCGTTGGGATTCAAAGAGGGCAATTAGAGATACAGTATTACAATGTATGAATCTTCCTATGGAATGTAAGAGGGTTGTTGTGGCAACAGGTTCAGGTTTAACTGCCTCAGGCATAATGACAGGCCTTGCTATACTACAAAGAAGTGATGTGGAGGTTATTGCAGTATGTGTATCTAATATGGCTGATGAGGATAATATCCACCATAACTGTAACTATATGTTACATGAAATGACCGCCCATTATACTGACCCGATTCTGACCCCCAGAAAACCCGTTCTGCGCATGGTAAAGGCTAACGGGGGGTATAGTGACCCAATGTTCAAATTGTTGCCAAATGGCGACGCATTAGACCCTTATTATACAGCCAAAGCAATGCCATATCTTACCTTTGGTGATGTGTTATGGGTGTCTGGTATGCGACCTATTTCTGCGTGTCCAGATGAATGGATTGAAAGGTTTGTAAGTGGGCAAAAGAATTAATCAATCGCAGTATCACATTTATATGAATTACTTATATTCTCTTAGGACAAGACCCCCAAAACATATGTTTATATACCTAAAGGACAATTGGTATTTATGGCAAAGAATCCCGACGGGCTACAACAGAGATTTATGGATAACCCATTCTCAATAATAAACACAGCAACCGATAGATGGCAGAACCGTAAGCGGGGATGGAAAGCACTTGGTATACAATCCGAAGTGGGTCGTGATGCACGAGCATTCAATATCAAAGAGTGGATGGATGATACGGGAGATGTTCAAGTAGCAACCCAAAGTGATACATCTATATTTGACCCTGCTCTATGTGAAATACTCTATACATGGTTTGTTCCTAAGCCAAAGGATGCTCAAATACATGGTCGCCCACAAGTTCTTGACCCATTCGCTGGAGGTTCAGTGCGTGGTATCGTTGCCTCCCAAATGGGCTTAGATTACTACGGCCATGAGTTGCGTGAAGAACAAGTGCTTGCTAATCGCCAACAATACGAGGACATTGGTGGTGAAGGGATTTGCACATGGATTCCTGGAGATTCGGCAAAAACACTTATTGAGAATTACAATTCACCCCAAATGTTTGATTTTATGCTTACTTGTCCTCCCTATGGTGATTTAGAAGTGTATTCGGATGACCCAGCAGATATATCTAATATGCCCTCTAACCGATTTGATGAAGCGTATGCAGATATTATGCAAAAAGCAATTGCTCATATGAAGCCAAATACTTTTGTCTGTGTGGTCGTTGGTGACTACCGAGATAAATCTGGGTATCTATGCAATTTTGTTTCTAAGACTATTGCCGCCTGCGAAGTGTGGGGTTTCCGTCTATTCAATGAGATTGTTTTACAAAATGTTGTCGGCACTTTAGCCCTTAGAGTTGCCAGACAATTTGAAACCAACCGTAAGATTGGCAAACTACATCAGAATGTTCTTGTCTTTTACAACGGCGACCCTAAAACAATGAAGGCCGACGGTTGGCATTCTATGAATCTGGTCGAGAATCGCACATTGGCTGAATGGTTGTAAGTAAAGGTTTATAAGGGTATGATATATAGGTGAGAATATGGCTGGAATAAAGGTGCATGGAGAGAATGGAGAGATACTAACGGAAGTCAAACTACCCACTAAGGTAGTTTTGGGTGAACCATTAGTATTAAATGGAGAATGTGGTAATGGTGCAACATATAGTGTCAAACTTGAAGCATTAGTGATTCGAGAGGATAAATTATATCGCAATGAAGAATGGTTGCGAGAAGCATATACCAATAACGGAAAGACAATGGCCGAACTCGCTACAATGTTTAGCGTTTCCCCTATGACTATCTGCACATGGTTGGATAAGTTTAGTATTGAGACCCGTTCTCGTGGTCGCCGTTCCTAAGATTGTCAATAACTATGTTTATATACTTTGAATACATAGTATAGATTAGTGATAATAGAGCGTAGTGGCAACCGGAATGTCTTGATAAGGCATAGAGATGAACAGGGTCTGCGAAAAGAAACTGTTATCAAGAACATTAAACCCTATGGTTTCTTACTTGATGATGATGCACAATTTATACCAGCACTTGCTAAGGAAGAAGGTTATCATGGTGTATATGGAGAATCACTTACTAAGGTTATTATGGCCGACCCGAATGATGTATCGGAACTTAAGAATCGGTTTGATAAAACATGGGAATGCAATATCCCTTGGAGCAACCGTTGTCTGTCAGAACATATCAAGACCAATCCCCCTATTCCTAATTATGAGCATCGTATCTGGTATTTAGATATGGAGTGGACTATTAACACTGAGCAAATAACAGTAATCAGTGTCTATGATTCTTTTAAGGAACAAATGTGGACTTGGGCTGTTCACCCAGAAAACTCGTATTCCGGTAGCATAGATACATTACATTTCTTAAATCATCCCTATGGTGATACATCAAAGAAACTTCTCGGAGCACCAATAATAGTTTTCAAAAGTGAGCGTGAAATGTTACTTCATTTTACAGAACAAATGAAAAAGTGTGACCCTGATATTATTACCGGCTGGAATGTAGTTAATGCAGATTGTCGAGTATTGGTTGAAAGGTGTCAGGCAAACGGCATAGACCCAAAGGTAATGTGTGGTGGCTCATCAAGGTCAATTAGATATAATTTTACTGATTGGGCTCAGCCTATTGGTGGGAGAATGGTGGTTGATTTAATGCTTGCTGTGTGTAACCTATGGCAATTGAAGAATGGGGCGTTGCCCAATAAAAAACTTGATACCGTAGCAGAAATAATATTGAATGATAAGAAACTTCCATTGGCAGACGGACATGATACATATTATACTGACTTCCATACATACATTGATTACAACATTCAAGATGTTGATTTGTTACCAAGACTAAATAAAACTATGAATGCAATTAATCACTACCTTGCTATTCAACATATTGTTCAGTGTGATATACAGACCACACCATATGTTACTCGTGTATTTACTTGTCTAACTATTAATGACCCTGAGGTTAAGTTCCGAATACCAACAAAGCCACAATTCGCTAAAGAAGAATATGAGGGTGCTGATATAATGACCCCAGAAAGGGGTGTGTATAATTCTGGTGTTGCCATCATGGATATTAAGGCTATGTATCACTCAAATGCGGCACTGCATAACATTTCATGGGAGACACTTGAAGAAACCGGTGTGGATTGTGGCAATGGTTCATGCTTCCATCATCTCCATAAAGGTCATTTAGTTAGACAGATGGATAGGATGACTGAACTTAGGAATGAATATAAAGCACTTATGAAATCGGCAAAAACCGATGATGAGAAGGCTATGTATGATGCTATGCAATATGCGACTAAATCACTCGTTGCGTCTATGTATGGTGCAGCCGGTGATGCTAAGTATGGTTTGTATCACCCAAAGGTAGCGGCGGCAATTACTTATACTTCCCGACAAACATTATTCCGTTTGCGTGAGGAATGTGAAATACGAGATATGAAAGTTATCTATGGGCATACCGACTCAGTGTTCGTTTTATGTGATACACCAGAATTAGGACAAATGCACATTGTTAGTATCAATGAAGATATGCACCCAATAGAAACTGAGTTTGAAAAGTGGTGTCCGTCAGTTCTCATCATGGCTAAGAATCGCTATGCAGGTTTGACTAAATGGACAGATGGGGAATACCATGAAGAAAAGCTCTATGTTAAGGGTATTGAATTGAAACAAAATAGGCTTCCACCTCTAATGAAGAAAGTTATGAGTCATGTGATTTATGGTTTATTGGAAGGTCGTTCCGAACCTGAAATTAGTAAAGTCATTGAAGATATGATTACCGATGTGGTATCTAAGAAAGTTAATCCATTAGAATTGTGTATATCAGCAAGGCTACAAAAGAATCTTGAAGACTACACCGTATTAGGTGAATCCCGAAGAGGTGCGGCGTGGGCTAATCGGGTTCTCGGCAAAGGTTATCGTAAGGGTGATTCCTTTTTATCCACCCTTTCAACACAAGGAGAATACATAGCATTTGATGACCCATCAGAGATTGAAGGAATATGTGAAATTGGGTATAAACATTTAGCCGAGCGATTCATTGTCAACAAAGTTAAACCATACTTTGAGGCCGTTGGATATGATACACAAATACTAATCAATGCTCTAAATGGTGTTTCAGGTTTAGAATGGCTTTAAGGTGAACATTCGTTATGTTTATATACTTTGGGTGTGTAGTGTATAATATGGCGAATCCCCGTTTAACATACAACCCAGCAGATACTGATGACAAAACCTCTTTGAAGATTAGTAAATCCTCATTTGTTCTATACAATATGTGTCCTCGTAAGTATTGGTGGAATTATATCGCATTACCAGATGTTCGCCCACCACCCTCCGAAGCAATGCTTAGAGGAAGTGCAATTCACAAAGCAATGGAGCCTCTAATTGTAGCACCGAGTGACCCGAAGGCAATTAAAGCGGGTGATAAGTCTGCAACCAAACAAGGTTTTGGTAATGATATTGGTTATGGAGTTATGAAGGATTTGCTTGCCGATTTAGAATCTAAAGTCGGTAAGTGGGAAATGCTTCAAGCAGAAATCAAAATCACTATCCATGATGAGCGAATGGGAGTCTATCTTGTTGGTGCTATGGATGGTTTGATAAGAACTGAAAGCGGTGATGTTATACTTGTTGAATTAAAAACAGGTAACTTTAATGACGGCAAATTATCTCGCACCCGAAGGGAATTAGCATTCTATACTTATATGTTGGAACATACTGAA